GTGAGCGAATTGAGTCAGGAGTTCGTCCCCCTCACCGAGCACGAGCTGGAGCGGAAGGGCGCGGAGCTGGCCGCCGCCCTCACGCAGCTCGACGAACTGGAGGAACAGAGGAAGGCCGCGGCGAAGGACTTCGCGGACCGGAAGCGGGACCTGTCCACCGAGGCCCGGAAGCTCGCCACCGTCATCCGGCAGAAGGGCGAGTACAGGGAGAATCAGGTCACCCTCTTCGAGCTGATGCCGCCCCGGAAGTCGAGGGACGACGCGTGACGCGGCCCTTCCTCCTCCCCGTCGTGTGCGCGTGGTTGCTCGTGTCGTCCGCCGCGCTCGTGTGGCTCGGCGCCGACCTGCGCGCGTACCACCCGGGCCATGCGTCGGCCTGCTGGTTGCTGGCCTCCGCCGGACTGCTGGTGCTCGCCGCCGTCGGCTGGCTGAGCACGTCTCCCGTCGAAGAGCTGTCTCTCCCTCCGGTGCGTCGCCCCAGCGGGCATGCGCGCCCCAACAACAACTCGAGGTCGCCGTGAACGTGAACACGAAGTCGTTGGTCAAGCAGGTGGGCAAGTACATCCAGCAGCAGCGCACCGAGCGGAAGCTGACGCAGGAGGCGCTGGCCGAGCGCGCCGACATCAGCGTCTCTTTCCTGTCGATGATTGAGCGTGGCGAGCGCGCGCCTCATCTCCAGACGCTGTTGTCCCTGTCGGAAGCGCTGGGGGTGACTGTGGCGACCCTTCTGACGCCCGTCGGTGAGCATCCGCGGGAGGACGTGAGCGCCGGGCTGCGCTCCTTCATCGAGTACCGCGAGCTCTCCGCCTCCGAGGTGTCTCGCCTGGAGGCGGTGGCGCGGCAGATGTTCCCTGCGCGGGGCGGGGGCGTGAATGGGTGAGGCGACTTCTATCGAGTGGTGCCACCACACGCTCAACCCCTGGAGAGGGTGCGCGAAGGTACACGTGGGCTGCACGCACTGCTACGCCGAGCGCAACGTCGGCGTGGCGATGCACGGCATCCGCTGGGGCGAGGTGTGGCAGGGCGGCCAGCGCGTCGTCGCGGCCGAGAGCGCGTGGCAGCACCCGCGCACCTGGGCACGCGCCGCGGCGAAGGCTGGCGAGCGCCGTCGCGTGTTCTGCGCCTCGTTGGCGGACGTGCTGGAAGTGCCCGGCGAGCCGTCGTCCTGGCCGTCCGGGTGGACGGAGTCACGGCGGTCTCTGGCGCGCGACAAGGTGTGGGCGGTACGGAAGGCGCTCGACGCCGCACGTTCGCGGCTCTGGGATGTCATCCGCGAGACGGCGGTGGTCGAGGGGGGAACCAGCCTCGGGATGCCGCACTGGACGAACTATCCCGGCCTCGACTGGCTGCTCCTCACGAAGCGCCCCGAGAACTGGGCCTTGGTGCCCGAGGACGTGCGCCCGCTGGTGTGGCTCGGCACGTCCGCGAGCGACCAGGCCACGTGGGAAGACGGCGTGGACAAGCTCGCCGAGGCAGAGGGATTCCGGCGGCTCTTCGTCTCCCTGGAGCCGCTTGTCAGCCCGGTGGACATGGGGCTTCAGCAGAACCGCAAGAGCGAGCGGATGCTCCGGTGGCACCGACCGCTCAAGAACATCATCGACTGGGTCATCGTCGGAGGCGAATCGCAGAGCAAGGCGCGGCCATGCCGGGTCGAGTGGGTGCGGGACGTCGTTCAACAGTGCCGCGCCGCCGCTGTGCCGTGCTTCGTGAAGCAGCTCGGCGCGCGTGCCATCGACGAAGTGAACGGCCTCGCGGGCGCGCTCCTCCAGGTCAATGCGGACGCCGTCGAGATGGTGTCGCAGCGCCTCAACGACAAGAAGGGCGGGGACATGGCCGAGTGGCCCGAGGACTTGCACGTCCGGGAGTTGCCCCATGAGTGATCACCGCTGCGAGAGCCTGAACCATCCGGTGGGCCTGCCCGATGCGGACCTCTTCCGGTGCTCGGCCTGCCTTCGCTGGGTGGATGCTCACTGCGAGGGCTGGTTCGCCATGGACGGGGACACCAGCCGTTGTGACGCGTGCGAGTTCAAGGCGAGCGGCAGGAAGTCGCCCGAACACGGGATGCCGCCGCCTCGCGGGAGCGTGGGCTACGAGGCGCGCCTCGCCGCTGTCCCCGTCGACGTCGTCCCTCGCGGCGTGACGCTCATCCGCCCGTGGGCGTGGGCTGTGGCCTGCGCCGGCAAGAACGTGGAGAACCGCACCTGGGAGGCGCCGCGCGCGGCCGTTGGTGGCTGGCTGGCCATTCACGCGGGCCAGAAGTGGGACGCCTCCGCCGTGCCCTGGATTCGCGGACGGGTGGACTCCCGGCACGTCGGAGTGCCCGCGAAGGACGAGGATCGCAGCGGCGTCATCGTCGCCGTCGCGCAGCTCGGCGCCGTCATCACGTCGTCCGACTCGCCCTGGTTTGTCGGCCCCTTCGGCTGGCGCCTCGACAACGTCGTGCGGCTGCCCAGCCCGGTGCCGTGCAAGGGCGCGCAGGGGCTCTGGCAGCTCCCCGCCGGCGTGCTCGACCAGGTGCGCGCCGGTGTGGCGCAACTCCGCGAGGTGCCCCGGTGAGCTGTCGCCTCATGGTGCTCGGCGCCATCGCCCTGGGTGGCTCTGGCCTGGCCGCGCGCGCCGCGCACAGCGAGCCGCACCTCTCGCACGCCATCGCCTTCGCCGCGGTGGCCTTCGTCCTCTTCCTGGGCGCCGGACTCCTCGGCGCCATCGCCTTCACGCGGAGCCGGTCATGAGCTGCAGCCAGGGCATCATTGTGGACCTGTTCGCGGGCGGTGGCGGCGCGTCCACCGGGGTTGCCGCTGCCGTCGGGCGGGACCCGGATGTGGCTCTCAACCACGACCCACTGGCCATGCGCGTCTACAAGGCCAACCACCCCAACACGCTGTGCCTCGCCGAGGACATCTGGAAGACGCCGCCTCGTGAGGTGGTGAAGCTGCTGCGAAAGCACCGCGCCAGGTCCGGACGCCCGTTGAGGTCCTGGAAGGTGTGGGCCCTTTGGGCGTCCCCGGACTGCACCCACTTCGCGAAGGCGCGCGGCTCGAAGCCCCGCCAGAAGAACATCCGCTCGCTGGCGCACGTCGTGGTGCGCTGGGCGCGCGACGTCGCGCCGGAAATCATCTTCCTGGAGAATGTGGAGGAGTTCGTCGGGTGGGGGCCGCTCTACGAGCTGGGCCACGTCATGCCGGATGGGCGCATCCTGAAGGCGGGGGACAAGCTCATCGACATGCCCATCCCGGAGCGGAAGGGCGAGTACTTCGATACGTGGCGCGGCCAGCTCGATCTGCTTGGCTACCACATCGAGTGGCGCCTGCTCACCGCGAGCAAGTACGGCGCACCGACGAATCGCAAGCGTCTCTTCCTCGTCGCGCGGCGCGACGGCCAGCCCATCGTCTGGCCCGAGCCCACGCACGGCCCCAGCCTCCTGCCTATGCACACCGCGGCGGAGTGCATTGACTGGAGCCTGCCGGTTCGCTCCATCTTCGGGCGCAAGAAGCCTCTCGTGAAGAAGACGCTGTGGCGGGTCGCGCAAGGCATCCGGAAGTACGTGTTCGAGAATCCGCGCCCGTTCATCATCAAGGTGAACCACGGCGGGCTGGTGGACAGGAGTGAATCCATCGACGCGCCGCTGTCCACGGTGACGGCGACGCGCAGAGGCCATGCCCTGGTGGCGCCCACGCTCATCCAGGCGGGGTACGGCGAGCGACCTGGGCAGGAGGCGCGGACGCTCAATCTGCACGCGCCGCTGGGCACCGTCGTCGCGCAGGGTCGCAAGCACGCCCTCGTCCAGACGTTCCTCCAGGAGCACCAGTTGGTGGCCCCGTTCATCGCCAAGGGGTACGGCGGGCATGTGACGCCCGGCATCCGGGCGGATGGGCCGTTGGACACCATCACCACCCAGGACCACCACGCCCTGGCTGCGGTGACGCTTGCGACGTTCCGCGGCACCGCAGCGAACCAGCCGGGCGCGCCTTCGGTGGAGGAGCCGCTCGGCACCATCACCGCGGGCGGCAACCACGTCGCGGAGGTCCGCGCCTTCCTCACCGCCTACTACGGGTCCGGGAGCGAGGGGCAGCGCCTGACGGCGCCGCTGCGGACCATCACCGCCGTCAGGCGCATGGGTTTGGTGCTCGTGGAGGGTGTCGAACACCAAATTGTCGACATCGGCCTTCGGATGCTGGAGCCCCACGAGTTGCTCCGCGCCCAGTTCGGGAAGTACGCCGAGGGCTACGACCTGAGTGCCGTCTCCAGCAAGGCAGGGAAGGTCAGACTCATCGGAAACAGCGTGTGCCCGGAGGCGGCCGAAGCAGTGGTGCGCGCGAACCTGGGCGACGCCTTCGCGGGCCGGAGGGCGGCGTGAGCCGGTGCCTGTACCCGACACGATACGAGCGCTGCCCGCGCTGCGGTGCCATGCGGATGGGCGGAGACGTCACGGACGCGGGGACGGTGTCCTTCCACGCGGCGACTGCCGGCGGCGCGTCCGCCCACAGGAAGTACCAGGCGCCCTGGCCGACGTGCCGCCACGGCGTGAACTGGCGGGCGGGCTGCAAGGACCAGCCGGTGCCGCCCGCGTGCTGCATCCACCCGCCCTGCGCGTGGACGCCACCGCCCCGCCTGAGCTTGCGCCTTCCGCTGCTCGCTGGCTCCGCCTGCCTCCACCTGCGCTCCGCGCCTCCGTCGCCCCTTCTTGAGGGCATGCCCGTCCACCCCGAGGAGCCGTAGCCCATGGCCGTCTGCAACCACCCCTCATCGCCCGAGGAAGAGGTGCCGCCCGGCATGGTGCGCCTGCTGGGGGGCCAGCTCGTCACCGAGGCCGAGGCGCACCAGGTGATTCCGCCCGTGGGGAGCGGCACCGCGAGCCGTGCTCGCGGCGAGGACCCGGGAGTGCCCGACAGCTTCTTCGCGGACGCATGCCCGTGCGCCCAGGCCCAGGTCGCGGAGCTGCGCGCGCAGTTGCTGGCGGAGCGCGAGGCGCGGCTGCGCGTGGAGAGCTACGCGGCCGGCGTGAGCCACGGGTGGGAGAGGGCCGTGGCGCTGCTGGCTCCGGCGGCCGGCCCGCGCACTGCACCAGCTCCTGCCGCCGTGACGCCCTCAACCACCGCAGCCAGCCCTGTCACGCAAGCCGCGCTCGGTGTCACGCAGGCCCAGCGTGACACCCCCCATTCCAGCGTGACAGTCAGCGTGACGCCGGAGGTGGAGGGGGGAGGGGGGGAGGTAAAAGCCTTGGAAAATCCGAAGCCTGCGACGCTGCGGAAGCGACTGGAGCGCGCGCGGAAAGCGCAGCGTGACAGCGTGACAACCAGCGTGACACCCCAGAAGTCACCCCCTCCTCCCCCTCCCTCTGCCTCGGAAACGAGGGGGGCGCTGGTGGCTGTCACGCAGGACGCGCGCAAGGTGCGTGACAGCCAGCGTGACGTCCGCGGGCTGGTACGGGAGCACCGCAAGCCGGACTCCCTCCCCGTGGACGTCCGAGAGCTGCGCGAGGCCTGGAATGCCATGGCGCTGGCCCACGGCTTCCCCGCGTGGGGGGAGCGCACGTCGCGGCGCATGCTGGAGGACGCCCTGGACGCACTGGGGCGCCATCCGCTGGAAGAGTGGCGCCGTGTATTCGCCCTCGTCCCGCGCTCACCGGCATGTCGCGGAGAGCTCTCCAACCGCCTGCGCGCCAACGTCGTCTGGGTGCTGGGCTGGACGCGCGCGGGCCTCGAGGTGGCGGAGCAGCTCCTCGGCGGCGCCTGGAGCCTGGACCCGGAGCGCACTCTGGCGCCACCCCATGAGGAGCCCGGGGCCGCCATGTGCCGGGAGGGCGTGCCCGAGGGCACCGAAGCGGCGCGTGCCTGGGCCCAGGTGCTGGGCGCCATGCGCGGGGACGGGAAGAGCTACACCGCCGACCAACTCCAGCGCTCCCGCGCGGTGGCCATCGAGGAGGAGCGCCTCGTGGTGGCGCTGCCGGACCGCTTCGCCCTGGACTGGGTGCAGGACACCTGCCGGGGGCTGCTGGACGGCTACACCCGACGCCTGGCCCTGGCGGGCGTCCGCTTCGTCGTCGAGGGCCAGGACGGCGACGAGCAACCCCCACAGGCCGCGCCCCCAGTCCCACTGGCCGCGCCGGGAGACACCCTGCCATTCGAGCTGCCGCCGCAGGGGCCGCACACCGAGTCCCTGCGCGACGGCGTGGAGCGCGTCTTCCGCGAGGTGAAGGGGTGCGAGTACTCGTGGGGGCACTTCGATGACAACGCCACCCGGACGCTGCTGTCGCTCGCTGGCGGCGGTGGAGTCCTGGAGGTGTTGCGCCGGTGGAGCCACGGCCTTCGGGCCAACTTCAAGCAGCGCTGCGACACCCTGGCCAACCTGGTGCGGAAATGGAACGACAACGCCACGCCCGAGGCGCGCCCCTCGTCCGCGCGCGCGCCAGGACGCCCGCTCAACGACGACGACTACCAGGAAGGGGTGGTGGACAGCCTATGAGCCGAGACGACACGAAGGCACCGCCCGCGCCCCAGCGGCAGGGGCCCCAACGGCTGGCGGACCTGATGCGAAAGGCCATGTCCCAGGCGCGTGAGCAGCCTCCGGCGGGGCTGGCCCAGCTTGAGGCCGACTGGAAGCAGCGAGAGGTGGAGCTGCAGCAGGCCGAGGCGGCGGAGCGGGCCCGGCACGAGGCTGCCCAGGCCGCCGCATGGCCGCTGCACCTGAAGCTGTGCCTCGCCCCTCCGGAGGCCGTGGAAGCCCTCACCGGGGACAAGCTGCTGGAGACGCCGGCCCTCCGCGCCGCGCGGCACGTCCTGCAGGAGGGGCTGCGCACGCTGCTCTTGTCCGGCGGCACCGGGGTGGGGAAGACGGCCGGAGCGTGCCACCTCTTCCGCTCCGCGGTGCGTTACGAGACGCGCACCGGCCAGCGGCTGTCCGAGTGGGACGCGTCCGCCGGGCTCTTCGTGCGCTGGTCGCAGGTGAAGCGCGTCAGCGACTACGAGGCGGAGGACAGGCAGCTTCTCCACCGGGCGCACCGAGCGCGCGTCCTGGTGCTGGACGACGTCGGTGGGCTGCCGGGCGAGGAGCTGGGCCCGCGCCACCGGGAACTCCTCGAGGAGCTGGTGGACCGGCGGGACAGTCCCGGCATGGTGACGGCGTACACCACCAACCTCTCCGTGCAGCGGAGGGACGGCGTGCCCTCTGATTTCGCCGTCCACGTGGGCGCCCGCGTCGTCTCGCGTATGAGCCGCCAGGGGACGTTCCACCTGGCCGACTGCGGGAAGGTGGACCTGCGGCGGGGAGGGAAGCCGTGAAGCAGTTCCTGCGCGCGGCTGGTGATGAGGATGGAGCCACCGCGATGACGCCGTGCCCCGAGCTCTACAGACCGCCGGACCTCCTCGCGGAGAACGAGACCTGGAAGGCGAACTGCGGCCCGTCCGCGCTCGCCGCGGTGCTCGGGGTTCCGCTGCGCGAGGTGCGCGCGTCCTTCCCCAGCTTCCCCGCGAAGCCCTGGACGACGCCCACCAGCATGGCGGCCGCGCTCGTCGCCCAGGGCGTCCGCCACCGCGTCCAGCAGGGCATGCCGCGCGGAAGTGTCCACGGCGTGGCCTTCGTCCAGCTCCGGGGCACGTGGGACTCCGCACCCGAGCGAGCGCAGTACCGGCACACGCACTGGGTGGGGCTCCACCGGACGGGTGGTGCGCTGTCCGTCTACGACTGCAACGCGGGAGCGGCGGGCGGGTGGTTGTCGGCGGACGCGTGGAAGGCCCAGGTGCTGGCGGAGCTGCTGGCTCGCCACCGGGGCGCGTCCGGGAAGTGGGCGGTGCGCGTGGTGCTGGAGGTCCTCCGGTGACGTGCTCGCGCATCGAGTTCGTGCTGCCCGTAGACACGAAGAACACCAGCAACGTCCGGGAGCACCACCAGGAGCGGGCGAAGCGGGCGAGGGGGCAGCGCCAGGCGACGGAGTTGCTCTGGCCTGGGTGGACGGGGCCGGCGCTGCTGGTGGTGCGGCTGACGCGGGTGTCGCCGCGGCTGCTGGACGAGGACGACAACCTGCCTATCGCACTGAAGAGCGTCCGCGACGAGGTGGCCCGGCAGCTTCGCGTCGACGACTCCTCACCCCTGGTGCGGTGGAGATACGCACAAGCGCAAGGCGAGGCCTCCGTGCTGGTGGAGCTGTCCTGGGGCGAGGACGCGCTCGCGGCGGCGGTCCGCGCACAGGACGCAGTGGCGCCCCCGCCACCACCCGTGGCACTGGCCCCTCGGGCGCGGCCGGAGCGCGCGCCCAGGAAGGCGAAGGTGCCGGCCCCGAAGGTGACGAAGGCCAGCCCCGCGAAGTCCTGGGCGGACCTGGTGACGCCGGCCTATCGGAAGGGAGGTGTGCGGTGACGTGCCTGGAGGAGCCCCGGAAGCGAGCGTGCGCCGACGAGCACTGCGCCACCGCCCTGGCCGACGACAATCCGGGGACCTACTGCGGGCCGAAGTGCCGGCGTCGGGCCAGTGCACGCCGCCGACGGCACGAGGCCAACCCGGGGCGGTCCATCAAAGTGAAGCCGCGGTTCATCCGCGAGCTACGGGCCGAAGTCCCGGAGGGGCTGTGCGTGTACTGCGAGTGCCAGCTCTCGGGCCTCCAGCGCTTCTTGTGTGCCGCGTCCCCCTGCCGAAATGCCTACATCGACGACTGGCACCTGGAGCGGGACGCGCTCCGTGCCGCCGATGGTGTGGACGACGAGGTGTCGGTGGCCGCCGAGGCGCGCGCGGACTTCGAGGCTGGTCGTCTGCGCCTCGCTATCCAGTTCGATTCGGCACGTGCGGCCATCCGTGAGTTGAGGGAGCGCATTCAGGCGCTCAACTTCGACAACCTGATCTTCGAGGAGGGCCCGAAGCCCCACGAGGGGAGGGCGACGTGACGCCGTGCCCCCCGGAGCAGTGCACGGTGGCCGATTGCACGCGGAACGCCGCGCCTGGACGGAAGCACTGCCATGCGCACCAAAAGCGAGCGACGCGGGGCCAGCCCTTGTCCACGCCGGTGGCGGAGACGTACGCCACCCCGTGGGAGAGGCTCGTCGCGGCCGCCCTGGCCTACGCGGACGCGGGAGACGACGAGGAGGAGTTCGCGAAGGCGAAGGACCGACTCCGGAAGGCCGCCCAGTCCTACGCCCGCGGACTTCTGCTCCAGCCCTCGCCCGCCCCCAGTATCCGGCTGAGGAGGGTGCGAGGGGGCGGGCAGCTTGAGCTGTGGCCGGAAATTCAGAAGTGAAACGCCGCGACTGTCCGCGCATCTCAGCGTCCCCCCGTTGGTACCGACGGTGTGGGTTTCTCTAGAAGCGCTAAGGACGGATACGGATGGCTAAGACGAAAGAGGAGTTGACGTGCACCAGCTGTTTGGAGCCGCGAGGTTTCCACCTCGCCGATGAGAAGTGCGTGTTTTCGCCCGGATACGCCACGCCCAGGCTAGACGAGCCTGTTTCTTGTGAAGGTGCGAAGCAGTGCCTGGATGAGTTGAAGGACCTGAGTGACTGCATCCAGAGCGACGACGATGCCTGGGTAGACGTGTTCGTCATTCAGGACGAGTACGAACGGTGGTTGGCATCCAACTGCGTTCATCCTCGATTGACGTCGGGGGGAGGTGCCTCTGGATGGGGGAGATGTACGTCCTGCGGGCTCGTTTTCCCGTTGAGCTGACGGTACGCGACGCGGGTCCTGTGCGATTGGCAGGGCCCGCGTCCGGGGTGGTGGTCACGTGAGCATGGAGACGTCGGTTCATCGGCCTGGATCGCTGGACCCGGATGGAGCGGACGCGGTCGTGGGCTGCTCGCGACCCGCCAGACGCCTCTCGCCTTTGTATCCACAGGTCGAACGCAACCAGTGTGCCTAGTGCGTGGCGCCCAGGCATCGGTGACTACATGCCCGGCTGCGTACAGCCGGGCTTCTCATCTCCAAATGGGACGGTCAGGGAGGTGGATGCCCCCGGCCCACGACGCTCACACCTCGGGAAGATTTTCGAGGTTATCGACGGGCGTTCCGTCGGCATGGCTGCGCAGGGTTACTTCGACCGCTGCACCGGCAATCCACTTCTTGAAAATCGGGCTCCACGTAGCGGTAGTGAACGTGATCCCGTTGAGAATCGCTCCTGCGACCTGCTCCTTGGTCCACAGCACGGCCGTGTCGCTCACCTTATTATTCGCGACTTCGCGCACTGCGTAATACGCGATCCCCTTCTTGGGGCTGATGCGTCGAACTCCAGTGATCAGATAATTCACGTCTTGCGCCTTCATCCAGACGTTCTGGATAGATTTGATGTCAGGTGTTTGCCGCATCGTCCACTGAAGCAGGACTTGTTTGCGGCAGGGGTGTCCGATTCTGCTGTGATTGCGCTGCCTGCGCACAGACAACCACTTCCTGACGACACAGCGCTTGACGGAGAAAGGATAGGTGATATCTATCCTCGCGGTCTGTCCATCACGACCAACCGCCAGCCTCTGTCGAGCATTGCTTGTCAGGATTTGCGGGAAATTCGGAGCCTTTATGGTTTGCAGACCGTAAGGGCTCTTTTTCCCCCGCTTGATAAGACTTTGTGTGCTCGCCTGTTGAGCCGCCTCCCTTCTGTAGTGGCCTCAGATAGCTGCCGTCTGGGGTCATGTCAAGGACTGCGAGTGGACGCACCGCTTGCCGTTCATCCCTAGCCGGCTTACAGCACCGTGTGGGTATGAAACTGCAAAAGTGCGAAGAAAATCAGCCGGTTGGCTGAATCTTTCCGGGTCATCCCGAGACGGCAACTGCTCCTTCGTGAGCCGGACCTACAGTCGCAGCGCGTACCCGCTCACACCCTTATTTGGCGTAGGACCCAGTGGGTTGGATCGGGGCCGCGATTACATGATTGTTGGGCGAGGTCCCGGCAACTCATTTCCTCAATGTCCCGGCTAGATGGGCTCAAAAATGCGCCCAAATTGGGGCCCTGCCCTGCGTTGTTGTTTTTGCTGTGTCGGTTGTAATTGATTCCTGGTTGCGGCCAAGACACGGCATTCACTTACTGCCGTGACAAGTAGGAAGTGACACAAGGGGACTGCCGGCGTCGTAGATGAGTGCTCGCGGATCCTGTCCGCAGCCGTTGCGAGGTATGGAGTGTTCCCGGGCGCTGTCCTCGCCCGCCCCGAGACTCGGGCGCGTGGCACGAAAACGCATCAGCGCGTCGAGCACGGCCGAGAGCACGTCTGCCCCGGCTGACACGTTGCGCGCGCTGACTGCGAAGCAGGAGGCCTTCGCCCGCGAGTAACATGGCGTATTCCCTTGCTCGACTCAGGGGAAGCCACCCAGGTTCCCGGACGCCGTCCCCGCTCACACCGACGCTCGGAGGCATGGCAGGCGTTGATGCCCGTGCCCGGGGCGAGTCGGGGGATGGTGGAGAAGGGGCTGCCCGCCCTCTAACGGTGGAGCAGCAGCACCTGTGTGAGCGGTGGCGCCCGCTGGCCCTGGGGCTGACGTTGAAGCGCCTGCACGGGGCTGGGCTCGGGCACCACGAGGACGAGGCCGCGGGGCTGGCGGCCGATGCGCTGGTGAGTGCCGCCCAGCGGTGGGTGCCCTCCGAGAGCCGGTTCCCCTGGTACCTCCGGATGCGTGTCCGCGCGGTGATGTCGCGCTTCATCTACCGACACCCCGAGACGACGAGCCTGGACGAATTGCTCCCCGGCAGCGACCTGGACACCTTCGCCAGCCGGCTCGCGGCCGAACTCGAGGAGGAGGGCGCCGCCAGCGATGCCCGGGAGCTGGCTCGGCGGGCGGAGGCGGAGATTGTCGCCCGGCTGGTCCAAGGGCGGGATGGGGATGTGGCCCGCCGTCAGGCACACGAGGCCTTCGAGACCTGGTGGGGGTGCGCGATGGAGGGCCGCAGCATGGCTACGATGGGGCGGGGGCGCGGGGTGTCGCGCCAGGCTGTGGCGCAGCGGGTGGCCCGGGTGGAGCGCGTCTTCGCTGCGTGGGTGAGGGCGGTGCGGGGCGAGTCAGCACTCGGTGTGTGGGCCGAGCGGACTCGCTGAAGGATGCGCTGGCACGGTCAACCCCTGGCGCCAGCACCTTGGTGGCCTTGCGCAGAGGGGAGTTGGCGAGGGCCGGGCTACTTCCGGCGCTTTGTGGTTGGCGCTGCCGGGGGCGGTTGTTTCACCTTGCGCCCCTTCCCCTCAAGGTCGGCGCGCTCCCTAGCATTGAGCTCGCTGAAGGGGACGACCAAATCATCTTCTTCGACCGCCTTCGCCTTGGGTAAGGCGCGCCAGATGACAGTCATTCCAAGGATTGAAGCGCCAATCGCGGCTTCAGGTCCTTTGAGGACGATCTCTGTCGCGAGGGGGCCGACGTCGTCGTAGCGCAGACACGCGAGGTCTCCCTCGATATCCTCGGTAGCGCGGAGGTAGAATTCCTCGCCCCCGTGCTTCCTGCGAGCCTTTGCCTTCAACTCGATCAACCGCTCGATGATCGACATGCAACTCGTCCGGGCAATGCGGCTTTGCCGCGTGGGTGACCCAACCGAGAAGACTGTAGCCCACTCCGGGTGGCTCCCGGTTGACAGCCCGTCGTTGGTCGGCGACCCGGACACCGTCCCCACCCGCGCCAACACTCGGCGCCGTGGCACGAAAGCCCCCCACCACCCCGCCTGACGCCCCGGAGCCGGACGACGGCACGGGCGATGCCTCGCGCGAGCTGACGCCCAAGCAGCGCGCCTTCGTCCGGGAGTACCTGAAGGACTCCTGCGCGGCCCAGGCCGCCATTCGCGCCGGCTACTCCGCGAAGACGGCGGAGTCGCAGGGCTCCCGCCTGTTGAGGAATGCCAAGGTTCTGGCGGCCGTGGAGGCTGGCCAAGCCGCGCTCGAGGAGGCGGTCCAGGACGAGGTCCGGGTCGAGGTGTCAGAGGTGCTGCGCGAGTTGCGGCGCCTGGCGTTCTCCGACATCGGGCAGGGGGTGGGCGAGCGCGGTGGGGTGCTCATGCTGAAGGACATGCCCGAGGACTTCCGCCGGGCCATCTCCAGCATCGAGGTGGAAGAGCTCTTCGCGGGGAAGGGGGAGGAGCGCGTCCAGGTCGGCACGGTGACGAAGCTGAAGCTCTGGCCGAAGGACAAGGCGCTGGAACTGCTGGGCAAGTACCTGAAGCTCTTCACCGACAAGGTGGAGCTGACGGAGGTGAAGAAGAGCCACGAGGAAGCGCTGGGGGAGTTGGAGTGAGCGCGGCCCGGCAGGCGCGGAAGAAGCCCTCCCTCCGGTCGCAGGTGGCTCGGCGCCGTCAGCCGCGCGAGCTGAGGGGGCGTGGTGGGCGGCCGGCGGCGCAGGAGGTGCAGAAGGAGCTGTCGCCGCGAGAGAAGGCCATCCGCCAGCGACTGAAGGACGACTTCCCCCACTACGCGGAGAAGTGCCTGCGGATTCGCCCGAAGGAGGTGTCTGGGGCGGAGCTGCCGCAGCTGAAGCTGAACAAGGCCCAGCTGTACCTGCACGAGAGGCTGGAGGCGCAGCTCCGGAAGACGGGGAGGGTGCGCGCCATCATCCTCAAGGGGCGGCAGCAGGGGTGCAGCACGTACGTGGAGGCGCGCTTCTACTGGCGGGTGACGCACCGGAAGGGCGTGAGCGCCTACATCCTGACGCACGAGGACCCGGCGACGGCGAACCTCTTCAAGATGGCGAAGACGTACCACGAGCACTGCCCGGCGCTCGTGAAGCCCACCACGAGCGCGTCCAACGCGAAGGAGCTGCTCTTCGACAAGCTCGCCTCTGGATACAAGGTGGGCACCGCAGGGAGCAAGGGGACGGGGCGCTCGTCGACGCTGCAGTATTTCCACGGCTCGGAAGTCGCCTTCTGGCCCAACGCCTCGGGCCACATGCGCGGCGTGCTGGAGGCCGTGGGCAACGTGCCGGGGACGGAAATCATCCTCGAGTCCACCAGCGACGGGCCGCAGGGACTCTTCTACCGGCTCTGCCTCGCGGCGCAGAAGGGGGAGAACGAGTACGAGCTCATCTTCATCCCGTGGTTCTGGCAGGACGAGTACCGCCTGGCGGTGCCCGCGGGCTTCGAGCGCACCTCGGAGGAGGTGCGGTACGCGGAGCTGTGCCACCAGGTGCACGGCTACGCCCTGGACGATGGGCAGCTGGCGTGGCGCCGCTCGAAGGTGTCCGGCTTCGAGAAGGGCGTGGCCGACTTCCGGCGCGAGTACCCGGCGACGGTGGAGGAGGCCTTCAAGGCGGCGGCGGTGGGCGCGCTGTGGACGCCGGAGACGCTGGAGAACACGCGCGCGCCGAAGCCTGTGGACGCCGAGGGCAAGCCGCTGCCCATGGTGCGCGTGGTGGTGGCAGTGGACCCGGCAGGCGGGGACGGCCCCAGCAACGATGAGGTGGGTATTGTCTGCGCCGGCAAGGCCTCCAACGGGCACGCCTACGTGTGGCTGGACGCCTCTGGGAAGCTCTCCGCCGAGGCGTGGGCCACGAAGGCGCTGGCGGCCTACGAGCGGGAGGTGGCCGACGCCGTGGTGGGCGAGAAGAACTTCGGCGGCGACATGGTGGAGACCACCATTCGCAGCAAGGCGAAGGAGATGCGCAAGCCCGTCAACGTGAAGGTGGTGACGGCCTCTCGCGGCAAGGCGAAGCGCGCCGAGCCCGTGGCCGCCCTGTACGAGCGCGGGAAGGTGCACCACGTGGGCCTGCTGCCTGCCCTCGAGGACGAGATGACGACCTGGGTGCCGGGAGAGTCCACCTGGAGCCCCAACCGCATGGACGCCGCGGTGTGGGCACTGACGGAGCTGATGCTGGGCAAGGATGCCGACACCTTCAAGGTGGGGAGCTACCGGTGAGCGTCGCGTGCGCCATGGCACCGGCACCAGGTGCCGCCCTGTACGTGTCCGGCCCGTACCGCGTCTGGGTGCGGAGTGCGGTGCTGGCGAAGGCCCAGCGCTTGGCCCGCGTGCGCGCCCCGCTGGAGACGGGCGGGCTGCTGCTGGGGCAGGTGGTGGACGGCGAGGCCCACGTGCTGGCGCTGACGGGCCCGGGAAGGCGCGCGCGTCGCAGCCGCCTGGGCTACGAGTCGGACGGGGCGCGGGACACCCAGCTGGTGGCGCGCATCCACCCCCGGCTGGGCTACCTGGGCGACTGGCACACCCACCCGGGCGGCCCCGCGGTGCTGTCCGCGACGGACGTGGCCTCCATTCAAGGGGCGCTGACGCCCTCCCGGCCCGAGGTGCTGCACCTGCTGCTGGCGGGCCCGGCCGACATGGGTGCCCCCATGGCCTCTCTCTTCACCCTGGTGCGCGGCGAGTCCGCTGTCCGCCGCATGGCGCAGGAGGTGACAACGTGACGTGCATTGCTGGCGTGGTGGCGAAGGGCCGCGTGTACCTGGGCGGGGACAGCGCTGGAGTCGGTGGGTACGAGCTCACCGTCCGCTCGGACGTGAAGGTGTTCTCCAACGGCCCTTTCCTCATTGGCTTCACCTCGTCCTACCGCATGGGGCAGTTGCTCCAGCATGCCTTCAGCCCGCCACCGCCGCCGAGGAAGCCCGGGGCGCTGGGCCGGTACATGGTGGTGGACTTCGTCGACGCCGTGCGCGCGGCGCTGAAGGACAAGGGCTGGGCGACGAAGCAGAGCGAGCAGGAGCTGGGCGGCACCTTTCTCGTCGGCGTGGCGGGACACCTCTTCCGCCTCGAGGCCGACTACCAGGTGGGCGAGGCCCGTGACGGCTACGACGCCGTGGGGTGTGGCAGCGAGGCTGCGCGTGGGGCCCTCTTCGCGTCCTGGCACCTCAAGCCCGAGTCCCGGGTGCGCATGGCGTTGCGCGCGGCTGAGCGACTCAGTGCGGGCGTGCGTGGCCCCTTCCGGGTGGTGTCCGGGTGAGCGCCACCTGCCGCGCACCCACGCCGCCGGTGGCCGGACGCCGCCGTGCCGCCTCCACCTGGCGCCTGCGCGGGCGAGGCCTGCCGCGCGCGGCCCGGCGCGACTCCACCGTGTTGGTGCTGCGCTTCTACGCCTACCTCGCGGACCGCACCTCCCGACGCCTGTCCCGGCTGTCCCTCCGGGCCTGGCAGTACGTCCACCTCCGCCGCCCCGGCCACGCAGAGAGGGCCCGCCCATGACGTCCGACGTGAGCAACAAGAGCAGCGCCTACAAGGCGATGGAGCCGCACTGGGCCATGGTGAAGGCCCTCCAGGGGGGCACGGAGGCCATGCGCGCCGCTGCGACGACGTACCTGCCTCGGCACGCGCGCGAGTCCGACGAGGCCTACAAGGAGCGCCTCCAGCGCAGCTTCCTCTTCAACTACTTCGAGACGTCCCTCTCCACGCTGGCGGAGATGCCCTTCACCAAGCCGGTGGTGCTGGCGGACTCCGCGCCCGAGGAGCTGCACAACCTCGTGGGCGACGTGGACAGGCAGGGCAACGACCTGACGTCCTGGGCCCGCAACGTCTTCACCGATGGGCTGGCCAACGGGCTGACGCACATCCTCGTCGACTTCCCCAAGGTGGACAGGGCCCGGGTGCAGACGCGGGCGGACGAGGTGGAGGCGGACATCCGCCCCTACTTCGTCCACGTGCCTGCTGACGCGCTCCTGGCTGCCTACGCCACCGTGGAGGGCGGCGCCCAGGTGCTGACGCAGGTCCGCATCCGCGAGGTGGTGACGAAGGTGTCTGGCTACGAGGAAGCCGCCGTGGAGCGGGTGCGCGTCATCGAGCGGGAGGCGTGGAAACTCTTCGAGCGGGAGGGGAAGGACACCTGGACGCTGGTGGATGGCGGGGAGAACACGCTGGGCTTCATCCCCCTCGTCACCTGGTACGCGGGCAAGCCGAAGGGCTTCATGCTCATCCGCCCGCCGTTGCTGTCCCTGGCGGAGAAGAACCTGGAGCACTGGCAGTCCGCCAGTGACCAGCGAAACATCCTCACCGTGGCGCGGTTCCCCATCCTGGCGGCCTCGGGCGTGACGGAGGAGTCGCCGCGAGAAGAGCGCACCAGCACGGAAGGGATGAGCGCCGAGGACGTGGAGTTCCTCGGGCGTCCCGGTGCGCGGTCCGGCATCACCATTGGCCCCCACTCGCTGCTCACCACCACCAACCCCCAGGGGAAGTTCTATTACGTCGAGCATGGCGGCGCGGCCATCGAGGCCGGTGCGAAGGACCTGGAGCGCCTGGAGGACCAGATGGCGGCGCTCAGCATCGAGCTGGTCGTCAGGCGGAAGGGCAACACCACGGCGACGGAGAAGGACATCAACACTGGCCAGAGCTACTCGAAGCTCCAGTCCATGGCCCGCCGCTTCGGCGATTCGCTGGCCCTGGCCTTCCACTTCGCGGCCCGGTGGGTGTCCCTGGAGGTACCGGACGACCAGCTGAAGGTGTCCGTCCACACGGACTTCGGCGTGGAGGAGGGGGACGCGCAGGGGCTGGAGGTGCTCTTCAAGACGCGCCAGGCGCAAGACCTCTCCCGCCCGAACTACCTGAAGGAGCTCAAGCGGCGGGGGACTCTCTCCGCGGACTTCGACGTGGGAGTGAATGAGGAGGAGCTGGCGGCCGAGGGGCCGAGGTTGGGCACGCTTCGCTCGGCGCCGAAGGACGAGCCCCGGCCTCCCGGCCGCACGACGTCCCCGCAGCCGCCCCCCGCTGGCGGCGGGCATGGTGTCGCTGCTGGAGGTGTCGCGTGAGGGCGCTGGAGTGGCACTTCGTTCACTACGAGCTGGGAGGCGGGGAACGCGTCTCGGAGCTGCCGTGCCTGGTGCCTTCGCGGGCCCGCGCGGCCTTCGACGTCCAGGGGAACCGGGGCGGGGTGAGGAAGATGCGCCGTGTCCTGCGGGAATGGACGCGGGACTCTCTGTCCCGACTCTTCCACCGGCAGTGCCGGGCTCTGGTGCTGGACGGCGACATGGTGCTGACGCGGGAAGTGTTCATCACAGCGCTCGTCACGCCGCAGGTGTTCGCCAGGGGCGGAGGTGCCACGTGTCGAGCGTAGAGGTGCGGGCAGTGGGCGCGGAGTCGGCACCTCCTGTAGGAGCGGCACCTCGGCGCAGCGTGTTGCGCGCCCTCGGTTGCGCTGTCGTGTGGTACGTTCTCAATCGCTACATCCAGCGCAGCGCTTGAGTCGCCTCTCTCTGTCATTCACGCCTGTAGCTGGCTTCAAACCAAGCAAGGCTGGCTTTTTGCTTGCATACTCCAATGGGGGCCCTTTCGTTAGCGCATCTGGACAAGCAATGCTTGCATTCAGTCCAGGCGGTATCCGGATTATTCCAGAGACGGCCCCAGCTTGAAAATCTAATCTTATCGACCTTGAAGTTTGCCCATCCAGAGAGGCCTTGGGCCACTGATGACGTGAGGCTGGCCTCTGCTGTGGTGAGCTTTCCCTCGCCTTGGCACTCGCACCAGAATTCAGCGAATGCGGTGGAGGGGGCGAGAACCTGCAGGGCGAGAATGATCAAGGCCGCTTGATGGATACGCATTGTCTGTAGCTCCAGGCGGAAAATGGACGGCGACGCGACCTTTGGCGTGGTGGTCTGCAGCCAGCCTTTGGTGAAGGAACGTCGGTCCGGGACTACAGCAAGCGAGATGCCAGGAGAATAGTCATTCGCTGCTCGTCTGGAGATACCGTTCAGAACTTCGAGCTGACGTGTCAGCGTGGGCATTGACACGTCCACACGCAAACCTGACGTGTCATCCCCGAACATCTATCAGGCGCACAACGCGGTGTACCGGGGGCGTGCGACGCCGCTCACCCTTCACTACTGCCCGACGGGACGGTGTTCAGCGCCCGCGCGGCCCAGAAGGTGAGGGCGCGGGAGCAGGGCTGGCGGTACGCCGTGGCGCAGCTCGTGGAGTCAGGTGCCCAGCAGCCCGCGCCCGGCGAGGAACTGCAGGGGCCGCCCGAGCAGTGAGCCAAGCGGGTGGACAGGCCGCGCTTCCATGGGGTGCGCGGTAGGTGACTGGGCCTTTTGGCTCTGGGATGCGTAAGCCCATCACCATGTCGCAGGTCGATGGGCGGCCGGGCCCGTCGGCGGCGCGCACCGCAGGCTACGTGGCCGAGTTGGCCCAGGAAGCGACGATACCCGTGTACGCTAGGGAAGAGAAAAGGTACCTGCCCGTGAGCTTCGCCGTCACGGTCTGTGCGTTGAAGTCGGTCGTGAAGGTGACATCGACCGTACCCACGATGGCCCCACCCTTACCAGGTATGACGGCCGCCGCTGCCAGTACGACTATTGGGACCTCAGTCGTGCTAGTCCCCTGCGTGTCGCCATCAAGCTGCAATGGGGAGAGCAGATTGATGGTCACCTTCGTCGTCCCCACGGCCAACCCACTCACCTGCACCCCGAAGAAAAAAAACTGGGTCGTCTGGCTTTGCGGGCAGGAAAAGAGGCCGGGGTTCTGGCCGAGCTCCGAAATGTCGATGATACGACGTGATTCAAGCGCTGAACCTGACATGTTCCCCCATTCATCAAACAATGTAAAAGACTGCGGATAGCGCAAGATACTGCCGGTGGGCGACCGAGTCAACGCAGTCAGCCCCTTGCACGAGAAGGCGACGAGCAGTTTGTCCTTGCAACTCTCGCAGCGCACCCGCGCGAAGCCGTGCGCCAGCACTCCGCATTCCAGGTACCTGCCGAAGTCCCGCTCCATATACGGGGGGCAGCTCTCGCTCAAGCTGCTGCGCCAGGCGCCGTCGCATTTCGGAATCCTCCCAGCTCGCGCCGGACCCGCATTGCTGCAACCTTTGGCGCATGGCCTCCGTCTGGCCCGGCTCCTCAACGAGCCGGGCCGCCATGGGCTCGATGCTCTTGCGCTCTCCGTCCAGCAGCAGGTCCGTGACGTAGCCGCCGAGGGCGCGACGTCCCTCGGTGCGGCCCAGTCCCACCGTCATTGAGTCCAGAAACTCGTTCAGTTCCCGGTCGAGCTTGCGTAACTTTGCGGGTGTCATGCCTCATCAACACGGGGCGCCAACGCTCGATTCATCTGACCGGGTAGTATTAGAAGCACCGGGGGGCGTCGCCCGAATTCGGTGCAAATGCACTCACCGATTTCCGAGTCATCCCTACAGCATGGAATAGTCTCGGCCTCGGAGCAGAGCAAGGTCTGCATGACAGCACAGCTCATCATCCATTGCGTGCATCCCGTGGGTGGGCAGGCAATTGCGACGCCGTCGCATGTCACGCCCACGTTGTTCGTCGCGGAACAGGTTTGAGTCGACGACGGGCAGCTGACCGTGCCCAGCGCACAGGTGGCGGTACATCCCGTCAGTTCTTGCGAGGAAACACTCATCTCCTTGCCCTCGCTGGCCATATCGGTCGGCGTGCCACCACAACCCATCGCGAGACTGACCGCACAGGCCAACAGCCACAGTTTCAAGCTCTTCATTGCCGATTTTCTCTCGTGGAGGTGTGCGAGAGGGGGGCGACCGGGCTGGCAGCATCCTCCGGGATTCGATTCCTGCGGGCAACCCGGGTCAGCCCAGCGGCGTGAGTCCCTAGTGCCCCGCCCGGACGGCGTCCTCGACGTAGGCCAGCCTCGGGCGCATGAGCTTCCGCGCGGCCGTTCAGCCCGAGGTTCCCGATGCTGGGCGCCTCCTGTCCGGTGTGTCTGTCCAGGTCTCTGCAGCAGTTGTTCCATCGGGCCGCATGGTCCGTTGGGGCGACACGCTCTTCGTCCGGCACATGAGCGAGTTCTTCATGGTGCTCGCCGGCGCCCGGTGGCACCCGGAGGAGACGGGGTGCCCCACCTGGACGGACTCCACCGAGTGCCAGTGCATGCGAGGGGGCGAGGCGTGAGGGCTCTCGGCCTGGATGCGTTGCTGAAGGCGACGGGGGCGGCTCTTCGCGCACTCTCCAACTCCCCGAAGACGCACGACTACACGGAGAGGTACTGGGGGCACGACTACGTCATTCAGGAGGTCCGCGACGATGGGCGGAACCTCACTGCCATGGGGTGGGGCTGCGGCATCGAGGAAGGCCACTTTCTGCTGCTCCGGAACGGGCCTGGCTCCACGCGCTACCTCGTCCGGCGCATTCGGTACATGGCCGACCCATCGGACATGTGGAGCGCGAGCCTGGAGTTCGCGCCGCGTCAGGGGACGGTGCCAGCGTCAGAGGACGGCGCCGGACGGTGAGCGGGCCCACCCTCATAGCCACGTCGAGTTCCGACACGGACGTCCGGGTGGAGACCGCCGTCGGGTCCTACGACTGCCTTCCCTGGGGCTGCTGGTGAGCGCCGGCCCGACGATGAACGAGGAGCTGCTGGAGCGCTCCATTGCTCATGGGGTGCAGGTCGAGCGCTACAAGGCGGGCCTCGTTCGGCGCGTGGTGGAGGTCCTCAACGAGTCCGAGGAGGACCTGGAAGCCGAGCTGACGAAGCGCCTGTCCCGCATCGAGGCGGCGGGCGGGTATGACGCCGGGCCCCAGGTTACGAAGCGCCTGGAGGAGATGCTGGCCAGGGTGGGCGGCGTGCGCGCCGAGGCGTACGGCACGGCGATGGGCCTCATGACGGAGGAGCTTGGCGCCTTCGCGCTGCACGAGGCCAGGTGGCAGGCGGCGGTGCTGCAGGAGACGCTCATCGTCGAGCTGTCCGTGGCCACGCCCTCCGCGGAGGTGCTGCGCGCGGCCGCCTTCTCCCGCCCCTTCGAGGGGCACGTGTTGAAGGACTGGGCGGACGCCCTCGCCCCCGCCGACGTGGACAGGCTGGGGCGTGTCGTGCGTCAGGGCGTGGTGGAGGGAAAGACGACGCAGCAGATGGTGCGCGAAGTCATGGGCACCCGAGCCGAGGGCTACTCCAACGGCATCCTGGAGACGAGCCGGCGCAACGCGGAGTCGGTGATTCGCACCGCCACCAGCCACGTCGCCACCCAGGCCCGGGAGGAGGTGTTCAAGGCGAACGCAGACATCGTCCAGTCCGTCCGCATGGTGGCCACCCTCGATGGCCGCACCACGCTGGGGTGCATGGCGCTGGACGGGAAGGTGTTCCCCGTGCGCGACGGACGCCGTCCTCCTTTCCACCGAGGCTGTCGCACAACCACGTCGCCAGTCATTGACGGCGTGAAAATGGTGGGAGACAGGCCCTCTGTCACGGACACACGCACAAGGCGTCAGCGGGACATCGACTTCCGCGCGGACGCGAAGGCCAAGGCCGGCGAGGCGCGCTGGGCGCGCATGTCGGAGGCGGAGCGGCGCGCGGCCATTGGCCGGCAGCGCGACAAGTGGACGCGGGAGAACGTCGGCCAGGTGCCCAAGGGCCTGTCCTACGAGGAGTGGCTCCGGAAGCAGCCCACGCCATTCCAGGACGTGGTGCTCGGGCCCACGCGCGCCCGGCTGTGGCGCGACGGCCGCTTGCCGTTGGGGCGCTTCACCGATGCCAGCGGGAAGACGCTGACGCTGGAGCAGCTGCACGCGGTGGAAGCCGCGGCTTTCAAGCGGGCGAAGTTGTAGCGGGCCCGCGCGCAGGACGAGAGGAGAAGACGCACATGCCGTTCGAGTGGCAGCCGGAGCTGGAGAAGCTGGACGAGGTGCCCGAGACGTACCGCGGGCTGTACGCGAAGAAGGACGGCGCGGAGGGCGAGGCCCCGAAGTTCACCCTCGACGGTGACTTGGCGAAGCGGCTGGACACCTCCGCCCTCGCCAACACGCTGAAGAAGGAGCGCGACATCGGCAAGGAGCTGAAGAATCAGCTCGCCGGATTCACGAAGCTGGGGAAGGCGCCGGAGGATGTCGAGAGGCAGTTGGCCGACTTGCGCGCCGAGCTGGCCGAGGCGCGAAAGGGGAAGGAGGGCGCGGAGGCGTGGGAGAAGCAGCGCACCACGCTGGAGTCGAACCACACCAAGACCCTGGGCGAGAAAGATGCCGAGGTGAAGCGGCTGACGTCCGTTCTCCACACCCGCATCGCCGAGTCCGCTGTCCGAGACGCGCTCGTGAAAAATGAAGGAGCTGTCGATCTTCTCTTACCAATCGTCGCGCCCAACGTGACTTTGGTGGAGGAAGACGGCGAGTTTTTGGTCCGAATTACTGACGAGAAGGGCAACCCTCGCGACAGCAAGTCGGGCAGCCCCATGACGGTTGAAGAGTACGTCCTGGAGCTCAAGAAGGATCCGCGCTTCGCTCGTGCCTTCAAGGGCACGGGTTCCTCGGGCGGCGGGACGCCGCCGGGGACGAACTCGGGAGGGATTCCCGGGAGTACGAAGCTGACCCCGCTGGATCGCATTTCCAAGGGGCTGAAGAAGTAGCACCCGTCGCAGGTGCGCGTGATGCGGCCCGCGACAAACCGGGAGGGATTCCCGGCAGCAGTCACTCTTCCTCAAAGCCAGACATGACCGAGGGCTTCTGACAGCCCCGCCCTTGGCGCACCCACCGCCTGTCTTTCTTTCCCTCGCTCCGAGGAGGAGCGCCTTCCTATGCCTTCAATCACCCTTGTCGAAGCCGCCAAGCTCAGCCAGGACGACCTGGTCGGTGGAATCATCGACAACATCGTCACCGTCGACGCCTTCTACCAGCGCCTCCGCTGGGAGTCCGTGGAAGGGCCGGCCATCGTCTACAACCGCGAGTCCTCGCTGGGCGACGTGCAGATGCTGGGCGTCGGCGGCACCATCACCGCCAAGTCGCCCACCACCTTCGTCCAGGTGACGAGCGCCCTGAAGCGCATCATCGGCGACGCCGAGGTGGACAACTTCATCGAGGCGACGCACTCGGACACCACCGACCAGAAGGCGCTCCAGGTGGCCGGCAAGGCCAAGGCGGTGGGCCGCAAGTACGCCAACCTGCTCGTCAACGGCACCGGGGCCAATGACGAGTTCGAGGGCCTGCTGGGGCTGGTGAGCCCGGGCCAGACGCTGGTGGCCGGGCCGAACGGCGCCGACCTCTCCTTCGACCTGCTGGACCAGCTCCGGCAGAAGGTCACCGCGAAGGACGGGAAGCTCGACTTCTACATGATGCCGGGCCGCACCATCCGCTCCTTCAAGACGCTGCTGCGCACGCAGGGTGGTGCCGGCATCATCGAGACGGTGCAACTCGCGGATGGTGTGGAGGAGGTCCTCGTGTACGAGGGCGTCCCCATCTTCCGGAACGACTGGATTCCCACCAACCAGACGCAGGGCACCAGCACCACCTGCACCAGCATCCTCGCCGGGTGCCTGGACGACGGCACCCGCAAGGTGGGCATCGCCGGCCTGCACGCGAAGAAGCAGATGGGCATCCACGTCGCGGACATCGGCGAGTCCGAGGACAAGGACGAGTCCATCACCCGCGTGAAGTTCTACTGCGGCCTGGCCGTGTTCAGCGACCTGGGGCTGGCGGTGCTCCAGGGCGTGAAGAACTGAGCGACGCGCTTCTCGGCAGGGCCTGCCCGCGGGGACTTCCTGCCTGGGCGGGCGCGGCCCTCAACCTCGCGCCCGGCATGTGCTGGGCGCATTCCCTGTGGAGCAGGACATGGCTGGAAACCGACTGACGGTGGACGTGGCGTTGGTGGGGCCGCGCGAGGAGGAGACATGCAGCCTCGCGGGCTTCGACTTCAAGGACGGGGTGGCTGCGGTGCCGAGAGGCGCGACGGTGGCCCTCCACATCCTCGGCAAGTACCACAACGCCTTCCAGGTGGACTCGCGCGAGTACGAGGAGGCCCAGGCGAAGTGGAGGAAGACGAAGGCGAGAGCGGAGGCTGTCCCGGTGGACCCGAAGCTGGTGTCCGCTCTGGAGGACGAGCGCTCGGAGCTGGAGAATCGGCTCGCAGCGGCGCGGTCCGTGCTCGAAGAAGAGCAGGCCGAGGCGGAGCGCCTGCGGGCGGAGCTGCGCACCGAGCGCGAGGCGAAGAAGGCGGCGGAGGCGAAGCTCGCCGAGGTGGCGAAGGCCTCCGCCCCGGTGCCCACCGAAGAGCCTCCCGCGCCGAAGGGCAAGGGCGCGAAGGGCAAGGCGGAGTAGCCCGTGCCTCTCGACGCGACGCCGGGCGGGCCTGCCGCCGACTCGTACTGCACCGTGGTGGAGGCGGACGCCTACCACTCCGCGCGCGCACACAACGCCGCGTGGGAGGCCGCCACGGTGGAGCAGAAGGAGCGCCACCTGAAGTGGGCCACGAGTCTCTTGGACACCCACTACCAGTACCTGGGCGCGCGCGTCAGCGAGGCCCAGGCGCTGGCGTGGCCCCGGCGTGGCGTGCGCCTGGACGGCGTGGACGTGTCGCCCCTCACGGTGCCGCTGCGCCTGCGCGGCGCGGTGGCGGAGTTCGCCTTCCGCCTCATGCCCGAGGACTGGACGGCGGGGCTGGGGCCCGTGGTGGACAGCGGCGTCCAGGTCGGCCCCCTGAAGACGACGGCGGAGACGCACGTGCCCATTCCGGCCCAGGTGGCTCAGATGCTGGCGCCGCTGGTGCGCTCGCGGCCAAGCGGCATTGGCTCCCTGCAGGTGGTGCGAGGGTGAGTGCCCAGGCGGACAGGCTGGTGCGCAAGTCCCTCGCCCTGCTGAAGAAGTACGGGGAGGAGGCGACGCTCACCCGGCGCACGACGGGCGCGTACGACGTGGCCACCTCGGCGCCGGCCGTGGTGGTGGACACCTACCCGGTGACGGTGCAGGTGCAGGCCGACAGCGGGCAGGACAAGGAGGGCGACTCGCTGGCCAAGGGCAGCACGGTGCGCGCTGCGCGCCGCAAGCTGCTGGTGGCGGCCGGCGGCCTGGCTGTGGTGCCGGCGCCAGGTGACGAGGTGGGCCCGCTGGAGGGCCGCGCCTGGACTGTCCTGGCGACGGACCCGCCCGTCCAGCTTGGTGGGACGCCCATCCTCTACACGCTGCGGGTGGCCTCGACATGAGCACCCTCAACCGTACGGACGCCAAGGTCCGCAAAGGCGCCAGCTTCTCCCGGCAGGTGGAGGCCTTCGTCGGCATGGCGAAGGAGAAGGCCAACGTCGTGGTGAGGAAGACGGCCCTCGGCCTGCTCGCCAACGTCGTCGAGGCGTCGCCGGTGGACACCGGGCGCTTCCGGGGCAACTGGCAGGTGGGCATCGGCGCGCGGCCCTCGGGCACCACGGAGGCCTCGGACAAGGACGGCAGCGGTGTCGTCACCGCCGCGGCGTCCCAGCTCGAAGCCGCGAAGCTGGGTGACTCGGTGTACGTCACCAACAACCTGCCGTACGCCCGCCGGCTGGAGTTCGGCCACTCGGCCCAGGCCCCTCGCGGCATGGTGCGCGTCACCGTCGCCCGCCTGCGAGAAATCCTCGAGGGCGCGGTGGACGCGGCGAAGCAGGGTGGGGACAACGGGGGCGGTGGCACGTGAGCACCGTCCTCTTGGACATCACCCAGGCACTGGAGGCGCGGGTGCTGGAGGTGCTGGAGCCCGTGCTGGGCCCGGCCCGCCTGGCCTTCCCCAACGTGCCCTTCACCCCGGTGGCGGGCACCCCGTGGGCGAAGGTGGACCACCTGCCGGCGCGCACCGGGCCGGGCAGCGCGGGCGTGGACGCGTACACGCGCCGCCCTGGCGTCCTCCAGGTGTCCCTCTTCTTTCCCCTGGGCGCGGGCGCCGCGCCGTCCCTCGCTGCCGCCCAGTCGGTGTGTGACGGCTTCAAGCGGGGCACCACGCTGACGCGCGGGGACACCACCGTCCGTGTCCAGTCCGCCTCCGTCGCCCCGGGCTTCCGGGACGAGCCGTGGTGGGCGGTGCCCGTCTCCGTCTGGTGGTTGGTGCACTCAATCGACTGAGCCGCCATGCGCGGCAGGAGGTACTCACATGGCTTCTTCGGCTTCAGGGCAGCGCACCGCGGTGCGCTTCGTCGCGGAGGGCGACTACGGCGTCCCCGCCAGCACCACGTACCAGGCGCTGCGCTTCACCGGCACCAGCCTCAACCTCGGCAAGGAGACGTTCCAGTCCAACGAGATTCGCGCGGACAGGCAGGTGGCGGACCTCCGTCACGGCATGCGCAGCGCGGCCGGCGACATCTCCTTCGAGCTCTCCCGGGGCACCTTCGACGAGATGCTCGCGGGGGCCCTCTCTGGCACCTGGGAGGCGGTGACGACGGGCGCGGTGTCGCTGGAGGCGGATGCGGATGACGAGTCCTTCGTCCGCACCACCGGCAGCTTCCTCGCGGACGGCTTCCTGCCGGGCGACGAGGTGGCCGCCACCGGCTTCGCGACGGCGGGCAACAACGGCCGCGCCAAGGTGGTGTCCGTCACCGCGCTGTCCCTCACCGTGGACAAGTTGCTCTTCGCGGACGCCGCCGCCGCGGGGCGCACCGTGGCGCTGGTGGGCCGGCGGCTGAAGAATGGGACGGAGCTGAAGACGTACAGCTTCGAGCGCGCCTTCACCGACATCTCCCAGTTCCTGCTGTACCGGGGGTGCGCGGTCAACGGGCTGAAGCTCTCCATCCAGCCCGGGGAAATCGTCACAGGCAGCGTCACCCTGCTGGGCAAGGACATGGTGCAGGCCACGGCCTCGCATGCCACCACCGTCACTCCTCCTGGCACCGGCAGCCCCTTCGACGCCTTCACCGGCACGTTGCTGGAGGGCGGGGTGGTGGTGGCCAACGTCACCGGCGTGGAGCTGGACATCAGCAACGGCCGCACCACCAAGGGCGTCGTCGGCCAGGCGTCGCCCACCGAGGTGCACGAGGGCGGCTTCGCTGTGTCCGGCACCCTCAGCGCCTACTTCCAGGACGGCACCCTCGTGAATCGCTTCATCAACGAGGAGGAGTCCTCCCTGGAGGTGCTGCTGAAGGACGTCAACGGCGTGGACTTCCACCGACTCTACCTGCCCCGCATCAAGTACACGGGCGGCGACTTGGACAATCCGAAGGAGGGCCCCGTCGTCCTCTCGATGCCATTCACCGCGCTCATCGACTCCGCGTCCGGCGCCACCCTCGTCTACCAGCGCAGCAACCCGTAGCCCTTCCTCGGCGCGACTGCACGTGCGCGCTCACCCCTGCTGTTCCTGAAGGAGCACCCCATGAATGGACTCACCGGTTTTGATCTCGCTTCCATCCAGCACCGTGACACCTCGGTGGTGGAAGTCCGCCACCCCGTCACCGCCAAGCCCCTCGGCGTCCAGGTGGAGGTGGCCAGCGCCGACTCCTCTCGCGGCCGCGAGGCGGAGCGGGAGCTGAGGGATCAGGCCATGGCGCGCTACCAGCTCAACCGTGGCGCCGCGCTGACGGCGAAGGAGGTGGAGTCCGAGGCCCTGGAGTTGCTGGTGCGCCGCACCGTGTCCTGGAGCGGTGTGCTGGAGGGTGGCAAGCCGCTGCCTCACACCCCGGACAACGCCCGGCGCCTGTACATCGCCCTCCCGTGGCTGCGCCGGCAGGTGGACGAGGCGTGCGCGGACCGCGCCCGTTTTTTCGAGGACTCGGTGAGCAGCTCCTCGGCTTCGCTCGCCACGAATTCCGACTGAGCAAGCCACCGGAGGGAGGTGACGTCTCCCTCCGGGCTCACCTGGAGCAGGTGCAAAAGGCGACGGGGCAGGTGCCGGCGGAGCTGGTGCGCGAGTACTCGTTGCCGCCCGCGCTCGCCCACGTCTGGGCCTGGTTCTGCGAGCTGAGCGGCGCGCGCGGGGCGGGGATGTACTCGCTGGCCCCCATCACCTTCCAGGACATCGAGGCCTGGGCCCGGCTCACCGGACACCGACCTTCACCCGCGGAGGTGGGGCTGCTCCGCCAGCTCGATGACGTTTTCCGCGAGGAGCTCAACCCGAAGTGAGGAGGTGCTCGTGGTGACGTGGCTGCTACTGCTTAGCGGGGACGGCTTTCTGCTGGCGCTCCTCCTCGGCTCGCTTTTTGGCTGCAAGGTCCGCCATGACGGCGTCGACCCCGCGAAGCTCGGACACTGGTTTGACCAACTCGATGCCGGTGTCTCGGTCGCGGAACCCGACGTGCGTCCAGCCCTCTTCCTCCATCAGCTCCTTCCCAGCGTCGTAGTTCGGCATCTCCTTCATCATCGCGGCTCGAATCTCGTTCGGGTCCGGCGAGCCAAACGGCTGGATGCGGAGGAAGGTCGTGTGGTGCTTTCCCTTGGTGGCCCAGCGAAGTTGAGGGGTGCCTTCGGTGTCGTTGCTCTGCTGGATCATCTGGAGCCGTTTGGCTTCGAGCTGTTTCGCCTCCTCAGTGCGGAGGTCACAAGCAGCCACGAGAAGAGTCACGGCCAGGAAGGCGTAGGGCGCACGCATGGGTCGGGAGGCGACCACAGCCGGGCCCAGGCGGTCCACTGGTCGCGCGTTCAGGCGGCCGGCTACAGCCCTTCGCTGATGGGAGGCGCCCATGTCTGAGGGGGTCGACCTGGCGGCGTTGTCGATTCGCATCGATACCTCTGAGACTGCCGCCGGAGTTCAGGGACTCAACGACCTGACGAAGGCCTCCGAGAAGGCGGAGACGGCCGCGAAGAAGACGGAGACAGCGTCCGAACAGTTCCAGAAGGAGCTGGCGCGGATGAACAAGGAGGTGGAGGCCAACGTTAGGGCCTTCGAGGAGATGCGGAGCAAGCTCAAGGACCTGGAGCGGCTGAGCTCAATCACGAAGCACATGAACCAGATGGCCGAGGCGGCCAAGCGCTTCCAGCAGTCTCTGGCAGATACAAAGGCAGTGGATGCCTTCCACGCCAAGGTGGCTGCGCTTGAGGGGGCGACCGGGCGGCTCTCCTCCGCACTCGGTGACACGGCCATCATCAGTCGGTTCATGACGGAGATGAACCGGGCCGCGTCCGCGCTGGCGCAAATGAGCGACAACACGCGTGCTGCGAAGACCATCCGAGAGGTGGCGACGGCGGCAGAGACGGCGCAGTCGCCATTGGACCAGTTCTCGAAGGGGATCGGAGGTGTCGCTAGCAGCCTCATGGGCATGGTTGCGGTGGGTGCGACGTTCCGCAGCGTCACCACGGAGGCGCTGGGGTTCTCCACAGCCATGGCGCAGGTGAGCACTCTGCTGGAGGACGACCAGCTCGGGATGATGGGGCAACTCGCCGACAGCGCGAAGCGTTTGGGGGCGGAGTTCGGCCGAGGGCCTACCGACCAGGCAAAGGCGTTGTACGAAATCATGAGCGCTGGCGCGGCCGACGCGGCGAAGGCCACGGAGATGCTCGCCGTCGCGAACAAGCTGGCCATAGGCGGCGTGACCGATGTGAGCGTCGCGGCGGACGGTCTCACCAGCATTATGGCCAGCTATGGCAACCAACTCCGAAGCGCCACCCAGGCCGCCGACGCCATGTTCATCTCCGCCGCTGACGGGAAGACGTCCATCGAGACCATCGCCCGGCACATCGGCAAGGTGGCTCCCATCGCGTCGCAGACGGGCGTGTCCCTTCAGGAGTTGCTCGCGGCGAACGCGGCGCTCACAAAGGCCGGCATCAAGACGGAGACGGCCATGGAGGGCGTCCGGAGCATCCTCGCCCAGGTGGCCAAGCCCTCCAGCGAGGCGGCGATCCTCGCGCAGGAGCTTGGCATCCAGTTCGACACCGCGGGGCTGAAGTCCAAGGGGCTTTCGGGTTTCCTCCAGGACATGAAGGACAAGACGGGTGGCAGCACCGAGTTGCTCGCCGCGCTCGTCGGTGGAGTCGAGGCGCTACTCCCCGCGATGACCCTCTCGGGGACTGCCTCGGCGGACTTCGCGGCGTCGCTCCAGCACATGGAGACGTCGGCGGGGAAGACGGAGTCCGCCTTTAGAAAGATGGCGGAAACGCCACAGATGAAGGTGGACCAGCTACGAGCGCGCTTCGCCGCGCTGCGCATCGCGGTGGGCGAGGACCTGCTCGACACCATCTCGCCCGCGATGGATGGGCTGCTGCGCAACTTCGACGATGTGACGACGGCAGCGCGCTATCTCGCCCAGGCGCTGGCTGTGCTCGGTGCCGCGCGCGGAGCGGCCTGGGGGCAGGAGTGGACGAAGGCGCTGCTGGACAAGGCCGCCGCAGCGAAGAAGGCGCGGGATGCCGTCTCCGATGCTGCGCTGGCCGAGGCCAGCTACAAGCGGGTCCAGGTGGAGAGCCGGGCCGAAGCGCTGAAGGCTGCCCTGGCCCAGCTAGAAAAGCGGCAGGCCATGCTCGAGGCCGCTGCCGCCATCGAAGGGCCGTTCACCGTGGCGCACACGCGGGCAGCCATCGCGTCCAACACGCTTGCCCAGGCGAAGGTGCGCGAGGCAATTGCAATTGAAGGCGCGACGTTCGCTACCCGGGCGGGCTCCGCCGCGCTCGCGGCCATGGGTGGTCCCATCGGCGTGGTGGTCATCGCGCTCGGCGCGGCGGTCACAGCGTTCGCCGAATTTGGGCGGGCTGCGGAGGAGGCCCGGGAAAAAGCGATGCAGCACGCACAGGAGTCCGCTGCTGCCGTGGGTCGTGGCACGCAGATCGTGGTGGACCTCATGAGCCAGACCAAGGCCACCAACGACCAGACTGAGGCGCTTCAGCGCCTCAAGATCGCGAAGGAAGAGATTGCTGCCCTCGGGGGGAAGTACCAAGACTTGCTGACGAGTGAAGTCGACACCGTGAAGGAGCTTTCGGCGGTCGTTCGGAACGTCGCAGCTGAAGATCTTCGGGTGGCAACCGCAGAGATCGAGAGGCTGACGGCGGCGGTCAAGGACAAGCAGAGCTACATCGTGGCAGTGAACTATAAGTGGATGGGCGCGGGGAAGCCGTTCTCAGAGAACCGAAAGGATCCCAAGTTCGCTGAACAGATCGAGGAGAAGCTTGTCCCGTTGGAGAAAGAACTCGCCGTCCATCAACAGCGTGCTGCCGAAATTCAGAAGGCACTCATTATCCTGGATCACGCCGCGAAGCAGGAGGCGGCGGTCGTGAACGGAGTGGCTGATGCCCACGCGCGTGCGGGCGCAGCCGCCACGCGCTCGGCTACCGAGATGATTGACGGGGCCAGGGCCAAGGCCGCGGAGGCGAAGAAGGCCACAGCGTGGCTGGAGAAGCTGGAGGAGGACGTTCGGGGTATCGGGAAGACGAAGGCGGGCGCCCTCAACCAGTCGGACGAGTACAAGGCGCTCACGGAGGAGCAGAAGAAGCTCGCCGACGTGGCCATTGCGAAGCTCCAGGACGCGGAGGCCACGAAGAAGCAGGCCCAGGCGCGGGAGGAGCTGGCGAGGAAGGCGAAGACGTGGCTTGAGCGCATCGAAGAAGAGACGCGCGCTGTTGGAAAGGCGAAGGCAGAGGCGCTCAACCTCACCGACGAGTACAAGGCGCTCTCCGCCGCGCAGAAGAAGCAGGCGGACGTGGCCATCGCGAAGCTGCGCGAGGCGGAGGTCGCGAAGGAACTCGCCAAGGCCGAGGAGAAGCGGGTCCAGGTGCTCCAGGAGCTGAACCGAGAGCTCGGGGACCCGGCCGGCATGAAGTACGCCGAGGCACAGAAGGCTCTCCGTGTGGAGGTGGACGCGGGCCGGATGGGGATGGCGCAGTACAACGCCCAGCTCGCCAAGGCGCGCAGTCTGTGGACGCCGGAGGGGCGCGCCGAGGCCCAGCTCGCGAAGGAGCTGGAGCAGCTCGAGCGGCAGCTCAACCCGCTGGCCGACGCGCAGAAGCGCATGGAGTCCGTGCAGAAGCTCTTCGACAACCAGCGCATCAGCGCTGCGGCGTACCGGAAGGAGGTGGCGAAGCTCCAGGAACAGCTCTCCGCGGGCTTCGCGCTCGCCCAGGACGCCGTCTCCAGCGCCGCGCAGAACATGGAGGACGCCTTCGTCACCTTCGCCACCACCGGGCAGTTCAGCTTCCGGAGCATGGTGGACGGCATGTTGAAGGACCTGGCGCGCCTGCTGGCCCACAAGGCCTTCGTCGCGCTGGTGGACACGGCCACCACTGCGCTCGTTGGTGCGACAGCGTCACCGGTTGGCGCCTCGGGTGGGGCTTCGCTGGGAGGGGCGGGGAAGCTGAGCCTGGGAAGCGGGGCGGCCCAGGTGCCGAAGCTCTACGTGCCCAGCAAGGCGGACATCCTCCCGCCGGCGGGGGAGGGCGGAGGAGCGGCACCCATCACCCTCCATATCCACGTCCACCAGGACGGCACTGTAAAGTCCGAGGTGCAGTCTCCTGGAGGAAAGGCCGAGTCAGAGAAGCTGGCGCGTGGCCTGGGCACGGTCGTTCTCAAGGTGCTGGTCGAGCAACTCCAGCCTGGTGGCGTCCTCTACAATGGCATCAGGAGGCAGCGGAGCTGACTGTAAAGTCTTGCAAGTCAGTCGGTCGCTTTTTTGATGTCAGGGCCGGGCGCGCCCTCCAGGACTACATGCTCGCTCAGTCGAGTCCGGAGTACGCGAACAGGCGGCGCGCCATGGTGGCCCAGCATGGAGATGCGACGCCATGAGGTCGGATCGCGTGGGCTGGCTGTGCTCAATTCAGCCCAACTAAAGAATGTCGGCCCGGATTGTCGAACAGTCGAGCGAGATGTCGACGTTCGGATCTGTCTTGAAAACGAACGGTTGGTTCACGTTCCGTGCCATGCCAACGCAGAGCGGAATCTCTGTGTCCACCGTCAGGCGGGTCTGGGTGAACGTCCACGAATTGTCCTCGGCCTTCTCGGCCACCATGGCCGTCACCGCATTGCACGCACCCACGGGCTTCGGCTCGTTGATCCATTTGTTCTTGCCGACACGCTTTAGCGTCGCCTCGAATTGAGTTGAAATTATTCGGCAGGCCTTCGCCGCGTCCTCCACCTCGGTAAGAAAGTAGTCAAGCCTGCATGCATCATCGGGACAGCCGCACATCTTGGCTATCCGTTGGATGGCAAGGGCACGAGTGCGCTGACGTGCGGCGCTCCATTCCTCTGTCCCCGTCAGATAGCCGTCACCGATGATGTTCCACTCAGAGCAGACCTCCTCAAGGAGTTTGTTAGGCTCATCGGGTTTCGACTGAAACTCGGCCTTCGCCGCCGCAACGGCCGCAGCGACCTCTTCCGGGCTCTTGCGATGAACGCGGATTTGAGTGAACCGACAGCGAACCGTCTGGAGGCTGCCAGTCCCCGTACAGTCCATCGTCAGCCACGCGTTCTCTGCCACCGCAGGGATGTTGACGAACAGGGGTGGCGCCTCCGGCTTGGGGGCGGCCGCATTCGACCGCGCCGCTAGCAGCGCGAGGACCAAGGCGATGAGATGTCGCATCCCACCAGACTCCCGCACTGTCCGTGTGGCGGTCAACGAGGTGTGACGTAGTCGTACATCCGGCAACCTAGCGGGTGTCCTAGGCATGTCAGACTTGACTGGTATGCGGGTACGGCCCGGAGGCACGCCCTCCGCTGGCCCCATCCCAGCCGCCCAGGAGCCCGCATGACGAACTGCATCGCCCCGCCCCTCAGAGCCACCCACTCCGGTGTTCTCCGCGTTGGCGGTGCTGAGCTGGCCTGCCACGTCCTGAGTGACGGGACTCGAGTGCTCTCGCAGGGCCAGGTGTTGACGGCGCTCGGAATGTCCTTCGGAAGTAGCGCGAAGGGGGGTGCGGATCGTTTGGGCCGTTTCGTCGGCCAGAAGCGGATAAAGCCCTTTGTTTCCGAGGCGTTGGCGGCGCGGATCGAAGTGCCGATTCCCTTCATCCCGAAGGACGGTGGGCCGGCAGGAAGTGGGTACGAGGCCACGGCCCTGGCCGCCATCTGCGGAGCCGTCGTGGTGGCGATGGCAGAAAGACGTCTCCAGAAGCAGCAGGAGCACATAGGCCAGCAGGCCGGACGCCTTCTGAGTGCCTTCGCCAACCTGGGCATCATCGCACTCGTCGACGAGGCGACTGGCTACCAGAAGGAGCGCGCCGCAGATGCCATGCAGCGCAAGCTCGACGCGTACATCTCCGGCGACATGCGCGAGTGGGACAAGATGTTCCCCGACGACTTCTGGGAGGAAATGGCGCGCCTGGAGGGACTCGACGAGGCACCGAAGGTGCGGCCACTGCGGTGGGGCAAGTACGTGATGGCCTTCATCTACGACGCGATGGACAAGGACGTGGGGAACAAGCTGCGCGAAATCAACCCCAACCCCCGCTTCCGCAAGAACCACCACCAGTGGCTGGCCGAGTACGGGAAGGACAGGCTCGTGAAGCACCTCTGGCAAGTCATCGGCGTCATGAAGACATGCCACAGCATGTGGGACTTCCGGGGCAGGTTCGCGCACGTCTTCAAGAACACGCCACTCCAACTGGACTGGACCGACCAGCTCCGTGGCACCGCTCCCGGCCAGCCCATGCGCGCGTGAGCCCGCGAAGGGTCTCAGTAATACTGAGACCCTTTGGTGCTCCGACCCTAAGTAGTGCTGAGGGTCGGGCCGGCCGACACCCCGCCGTGCGGCAAAGGCTACGTCGCCATCCGCAAGGCGTGCTGGGCGGAGTTGGCGGCGAAGGCGCCGGACTGCCCAGACGCGTCGGTGCAGCACGAGGGGAAGTGCCACCTGCCCGTCCGGGGCTTACATGTGCCGCGCGGGAACGGAGCCAGACACTAGAACGCGTAGTGAAGCCAACCGCGCTTAATGCTTGACAAGGCTGCGCGTTTGTGAAACGGTCCCTGATAGTATCTAGAGGAAGCCGTTCCACCGAGGTACCCCATGGTGTCTCACCACCATGGGGCCTCTTGGCGCAAACCATGCCCGCTTCTCAGCTAACAGGTTCATACGCGACACGCTAATCTGCGTAATAGAGCCGAACCTCTATTGCCGTCAAGCAACAGCCCGGATTTTTGAAGCGGGTTGTCCTATACGGCGCGGGGTTGAGAGCGGGCCTTCGCTGTCTGGAGGCCAGAATGAACGTGAGTACGTAGGCCACATCGTCGCCCTTCATGTGTGGTTCCGGTGTCCCGAATGGGGTGCCGGTGCCCTAAACCTGCGTCGTTCGCTGCGGCATGCCAGAGGCGGCCATCGCTTCCTGCCGCAGCTTGTTCTCACCTTGCGCCCTCAACGAGGGCATCGAGATCGCTGACATGTTGCGAAGGCTCTTTTCGCCGTCCGTCGTTCGTATGAAACCGTCGTTCGTCAACCAGAACCGTGCTGTTCAAGAGCTGGTGAGGCCGTGGGAAGTTCAACACCTCTTGCCCCGTCACGAGTCACCGTGGGCGGCCCCCCTTCCCGAGCGGGTCGCGCAATGGCTGGTTGAGCATTACAGATCCGGGAAGTTCGCCTACAGGCTCGATCCTGGTGGCAGTTGGGACTACTGGCGCTCCCCGGCTGAGACCCTGCGCGGTGGCGTCGGGGACTGCGAAGACTTCGCTCTTGTGGTGCTCTCGCTTCTGACTGCGCGTGGCGTCACCGCTGAACTCACAATTGGGCAGATGTGGACGGAGCGCGGGTGGGGGGAGCACGCATGGGTCGAGGGGCTCGACCACCTGGGGTGGTTCCTTATCGAGGCGACGTCGGGCGGCATCTTCCGTCACGGGCGGCCGTTCGACTACCAACGGCGCTGGGGGTATCTGCCGAACGAGAGCCGTAGGGCCGCGTGACAGCTTGATGTGACTCGGTTTCCGATGGCGCGCTTGCGGTGGAGGAGCGCGCCATCGGGGCACTTTGGACCTTCTCCTCGTTCACGCCGAGCTGGCCGCGCAGGTGCTCGCGGGTGGGCTCGCCGTCCACCGGTGTGTCACCTGTGCGGCGTGGCTGCCCGACGGCGCGGGCGAGGGACATCCTGTGCATGAGGTCCAGACATACTCGGTGCCCTTCGGCGGGACGCCGCCGCCAGCAGACTCTTGAATGCTCGTGTGCTAATGGCGTGCGCACCAAGATGTGCGCGATGATTGGGCACATGGGACTTGGCGATGAGTGGACGGAGTACCACCTGACTCCGCGTGGATGGGAGAAGGGAAGCTTCAGGCGTGATGGTCAGCCGAGCAGGTCGCAGCCTACTCCGGGGGATCGGGTGGCGACCTATCGGTATGAGGAGAGCGTAAACAAGTCTCTCTCGGGGCTCAACAAGAGCACCGAGAGAACGTGGGAGAGCGACGACAAGGCTCTCCTCGGCAAGCTGCTCGCATCGTTCGGTCCATGCCCTGAGAGGATGTAGCCGCTGCGACGCAATGCGTCGTCGTGGACGACGTCCTCCTGGGCTTTGACGATCAGGGCATGGAGACCTTCTACTTCACGCCGGACTACGGCGCCCAGCAACAAACCCAGCCGCGCGTCCTGAAGGCCCAGTTCGGTGATGGCTACGCCCAGCGCTCGGAGGATGGGATGCGGACCGTCCTCCCTCGATGGGCTCTTCAGTTCAACGCCCGCCGGAAGAAGGAGGCCGACGCCATCGAGGCCTTTCTCCTTGCGCGCAGGGGCGTGGAGTCCTTCGAGTTCGTCGTGCCGTCCAGCGCCTGGGACGTCACCGGCTTCCCGCTGGGCACCGGCGATGGCGCGCGTACGCAGTACCTCCTCGAGCGGCCCGTGGCGCCCGAAGTGCCCGGCGAGAGGGTGCCGGCGACTGGCTGGACGGCACCTCCGCAGGTGTACCGGAACGGGGTGCTCCTATCCGCGGGCGTGGACTACGTGCTTTCCAGTTCCGGACTCGTCACCTTCACCGCTGCCCCAGCGCCTAGCGCGGCGCTCTCCTTCACGGCCAACGGCGAGCGTGTGGCGCGCGTCGTCTGCGAGAGCTGGTCGTCCACTGTGAAGGGCTTCAACTCCCACGACGTCAGCGCGGAGTTCCAGGAAGTGGCGGGGTAGCGGTTGCGGACAGACACAGCGCCGCCGCTCTGCCCCAGGCCCGTCGCTCGTCCCAATGGAATACCTCGCGGGTGGTATGGCCTACCCGGGGGGGTGGTGGTTGCCTCGCTTACACGGCGCGCCTTGCTATGCGAGGGTGCGTCAGCCTGCGAGCGCAGCGCTCAACCCTTGGGGGAATGACATGCCTGTCCACTACGACCCGAACATCATCCAGACGCACGCCGAGGCCCTCTACGCGCAAGCGAAGGGACTTGTTGTGCGCGGTGGCCTCGCTGGCTTCGCTGTGGGAGCGCTCGTTGGATACGCTGTCGGTGGGAACAATGCGGGGCCCACCCTGGCCGTCGTTGGAGGGATTCTCCTGGCCATCATCGGCGTCGCCATGGCGAGAAGCCGCGCCTTCGCGCTCCAGCTCCAGGCGCAGTCGGCGCTGTGTAGCGTGGCCATCGAGGCCAACACGCGCCGGGCTGCCGATGCTGCGGTGGCTGCCTCTCGGTCGGCCGAGGGCGCGCAGCTCTCACAGGTGGGGTGAGCGGACGACGTCCACGCCGAGGGCGAAGACAGGGGACATGCACCGCCATGCCCCTGCTGCCGCCGCTCAGTCACGCGTTGACGTCCTGCCCACGGGGCCCAGTCCCGGGGACCACCCGTGAGCATCGCCGAGGACATCCAGAAGCTGGAGCCAGGTGCCCTGGTGGAGCTCTTCGTCCTGGACGCGTCGTCCATCCCCGGAGGCGGCATCAGCCACTTCCACGCGGGCACCAACGGCCTGGGCGGGCCCGTGGTGTGGCAGGGCGCCTCCTACCAGCCCTGGCCCGTGCAGGCCCGCGGCTTCGAGAAGTCGGGCACCGGGCGCTTCCCCCGGCCCACTCTCACCATGGCCAACCTGCAGGGCACGCTGGGCGCCCTCGCGCGGGACTGCAACGACCTGCTGGGCGCGCGCGTCATCCGCAAGCGCACCTTCGTCCGCTACCTGGACGCGGTGAACTTCCCCGGCGGCGTCAACCCCACCGCGAGCCCATCGGAGGGCTTCCCGGACGACGAGTTCGTCGTGGACGCGAAGACGACGGAGAACAAGCACCTCATCGAGTTCACCCTCGCGGCCCGGTGTGACCTGGAGGCTGTCCGGATTCCCCTGCGCGTCATCACCCAGATGTGCGGCTGGCAGTACCGGGGCGAGGGGTGCGGGTACGCGGGGCCACCCGCCGCGAAGGCGGACGACACGCCGACGTCGGACCCGGCCCAGGACAGGTGTGGCAAGCGCCTCTCAAGCTGCAAGGCGCGCTTCGGGCAGACGGCTGTTCTCCCCTTCGGAGGCTTTCCCGGTTGTGGACTTCTCAGGTGAGAGAGGGCGGACTCGATGCCGTGCAAGATTAACCTCACTGGGCGGACATTCGGTCGCTTCGTGGTGGTGGAGGAATCTCCGAAGACGGGAAGGACGGTGCGGCGGTGGTGCAGGTGTGCCTGTGGCTCGATGAAGGCGGTAGCCGCGGCCAATCTTCAGCGCGGGCACACCTCGTCATGCGGGTGTCTGCGGCGTGAGCAACTTGCGACGCGGAACCGTACCCATGGTCGGGCGGGCTCCCCCACCCACCGGACCTGGAAGTCGCTGCTCACGCGCTGTACGAACCCGAAGTACCCGGGCTATGTGAAGTATGGAGCGCGCGGCATCACCGTGTGCGAGCGGTGGCGCTCCTTCGAGAACTTCCTGGCGGACATGGGCGAGCGTCCGCCTGGTACAACGCTCGACCGCATCGACAACGACGGCCCCTACGCGCCGGAGAACTGCCGCTGGGCTAGCCTCCGAGAGCAGAGTCTAAACAAGCGCTCCAACAGGCGTGTCACTCTTGAAGGAGTGACGCTGACCGTCCTGGAGTGGTGTGAGCGTCTTGGTCGGAAGAGGGCAACCGTCTACGACCGGCTCAGGTTGGGGTGGCCCATCGAGCGGGCATTGTCGGAGCCGGTGAGGGACTCGCAGTCATGATGGATTGTTGGGGTACCTGGCCGTGATGCTTCAGGCCGGCAGGGAGACTCCCCGCCAAGCGGACTCGGGCGAGTGGCTCATCTGCATGATGCGAATGTAGCGCAGCGCGGACAGGACGGCGTACCTCCCGACAGGGACATTCAATCGGTGAGCTGTTTGGGAGGCCTGCTCGTATTCGGCGTTGCCGATGTCGACGTGCGGGGGCTTGGCCATCAGGTCGGGCGATTCATCACGCCCCGCAGTTCCATTGAGGTGCCGTCGACGGCGGCATGCTCGATGAAACGCTCCATTGGGAGCGAGCTGACCTTCGCCGCAGCGGTGATGGCGGCCAACTCTTGTGGTGTGGCCTGGAGTGCAACGGGGACGGGCACGGGATGCTCCGGGGCTGATGATGACGGAAGCCTCGTCCTCCGAGGACTCGTCGTCGAGAGCCCCGGACGTCCTCTCGGACTGCGGAAACTACTCGTCATCCCCCCAGCGAGACTCACTTGGGATGACCTCGGACCCAAATGTGTTGCTCCAGTCCTGAGGGGAAACCGGTGATGGGCCGAGTGCGTTTCTAAGGGCGGCGTCGGGGAGCCCGAGTGCTGCTCCCACGAGAACCGCCAGCGCCGAGCATCGCACTGGCGTGCCGTCCTTCTCGCCCAGTGGAGGGCCCTGCCACTGTCCGCTCCGATGATCCCAGGTAAGCCCCTCGACGGGGCTGTTCGTCTGGTCCCGCCGAACAATGAAGGCGCCCGCCATGTAAGAGAGCACCGCGTCGGCTCTTCGCTGTGGTGGCTGGGGAGTTGGATACGACATCCGGATTGCGGTGCTGTTCTCCGCATTGATGATGAAGCCATTTTTCCCGTTGAGTTCCAGCAGCGACTCCAACAACTTCAGCGCGCCGTTGTGTCTTGCTTTGCCATCTGGCGTGGCGCGCTCCTGCGCGTCGGCCATGAGCAGCAATGCTTCGCGTGGGTCATACGTCGACATGGCATTCTCCGTTGCTGGTGGATGCGCCCATAAGGCACATCGGGACCAATGCGGTCGTCAAGGGTATTCCTGTTCCGAAACACCTTGTGCAAGAGGGGCTGGGGCTACTGGACGGGTGGTGGGATAGGGGTGACCCAGGGGTAAGCCACGCTAGGCCATTCAGCCAGTGGCGCCTTACAGACTAAGCATGCAGGGCGTGGCCCCGATTCAGGTCCCAGGTGTCAGGGGGGGCGGACTGCTGCGGCAAGTGCGCTGGACATGGCGTTCTTGGTGGGTGCATGTGGCATGTGGAAAGGTGTGGACATGCAATTGGGTCGATCCTAGGTAGTAAGTCTAACAATGCGGAGTGGCGTAGTCGGATTGTGTGACCCTGCAGCGTGACTCCTTGCAGGTTGCGGAGGCCATCCAATGACTTCAAGTCTGCCAGAAGGTTCAGCGTCACTTCCTTTGTCGCCCGGTGACAACGCTCTGCTTGCGACAGCTAATCGATTGGCCGGTGAGGGTACCCATTCCAGGGTGGCCTATGAGCAGCGCGCTGCCCAGATTACTAGGTGGCAAAGGCGCGCGAACTTCGTGGGAATTGGCCTGGGGCCCGCTGTCTTCATGCTTGCTGGTACGGGGTTGGCGGACGCGGGTTCAGTAATGTTTAAAGCTGCGGTGGTGACGTCTGGTATTCTGGGTGTGCTGTCGTTTGCTTGGTCTATTTTTAGTTTGACTAATCAGTTGGACTCGCAGTTGGAGGCGAGTCAGACGGTTCAGATGCCGCTGCATACGGCGGAGAATGAGATGAAAACCGCGCTCGCTGAGGTGGTGAGCGCTACGACACCAGCGGAACGTGCGCCAGCCATCGAGAAGGTCCGTCTTATTGCGAAGGAATTTGAGCGCGTTTTGGGGTTGCTCCAGGCGAAGCAGGCACATGTTTCGGAAGAGATTGAGATCTATGCGGCGCAGCGAGCGCTCTCGTCTCATTTGTGGATGTCGTGCCCGTTCTGTAGCCAGAAGTGGGGCGCGGGCTCCGATATGTTTAGTCGCCTTGCGGAGGCGCGGAAGTTTAAGAAAAAATGGCAAGCAGGGAAGTTTTCTTCAAGATGTAAGCGGTGTGCGCAGGAGAGAGTAAAATGAAAGTCCAGGGGGTTGTGATGCTTGATGCTGCTGAGAAGGCGCGATTGGCTGCCGTTGCTGCGCAACTCAAGGGGGGACTCAGTCAAGAGCAGCTTCGTTTTTTGATTGCGCAGTTGAGCGAGGGCGTCAAGGGGATGCCTCAGTTGATGCAGAAATCTGCGAATGTCGCATCGGGTGGGTATTTTGCCTCGGCGCAGGCCTGTCCTGGATGTGGTCGTCCAATGTAGTTGCGAGCGAACGAGTGGTGTTTGTCATCGTGAAGCACCACTCGTTCCACCCTTCGCGCATCGAGGAAGGGGTGTGTCTATTGGTGTGGCTGTCGATGTCAGACCGATAGTTTGTTCTGAGCGGCTCGGAATTTGTCCCCTGGGCGGGTGAAGTTGGTGCGGTTCGCCGTGCGCCCGAAATGGGGATTATTGGTATGATATCCGGCTTCGCGTTGCCTTGTGCCCCAGTCATCGCCGCCCTGGAGCACGCCAGCGCGGAGGCTCCCCGCGAGTCCTGCGGCCTCGTAGTGCGCGCCGCAGGCGAGCTGGCGTATCGGCCCTGCCGCAATCTCGCCGAGGGCCAGGCCCACTTCCACCTGGCGCCCGAGGACTTCGCCAGCGCCGAGGCGGAGGGGGAGGTGGTGGCGGTGGTGCACTCGCACCCGAACGCCTCCCCGGAGCCGAGCGAGGCGGACCGCGTCATGTGCGAGCGCTGGGGCCTGCCCTGGCTCATCGTCAACGTGCCGGTGGGGCACTGGCAGGTGCTGTACCCCTCGGGCTACAGAGCACCCCTGGTGGGACGGGAGTTTTCCCACGGCGTCCTGGACTGCTTCAGCCTCATCCGCGACTACTACCGCGAGACGCTGGGGCTCGAGTTGCCCGACTTCGAGCGCCCCGACGACTGGTGGGCCAAGGGCGCCAACCTCTACCTGGAGGGCTACGAGAAGGCGGGCTTCGTCGACGTCACCGGCCAGTCGCTGCGTCAGCACGACGTCCTCCTCATGCAGCTGCGCGCGAAGGTCCCCAACCACGCAGGCGTGTACCTGGGCGCGGACGTCGTCCTCCACCACCTCCAGGCTTCGCTCTCCAAGAGGGAGACGTACAGCGGCTTCTGGGCACGGGTGACTCGGAAGGTTGTGCGGCATCGCACCCTATGCTGACGACGGTGGTGCTCGGCGGGCCCCTGGGCCAGCGCTTCGGGCGGGAGTGGACGCTGGAGCTGGGCGTGCCCACGCCCGCGGAGGCGGTGCGCGCCCTCTGCGCGGTCTGCGAGGGCTTCAGCCGCTACCTCGCGGAGAACAGCGCTCCCGGCTACCACGTCCTCGTCGGAGAGCGCGACGTCGGCGCCGAGGAGCTGGGCGTCACCACGGGGAAGCGCATCACGATTCTGCCGGCGCTGGCGGGCGCGAAGCAGGCGGGCGTCCTCCAGGTGGTGCTGGGGGCGGTGCTCATCGCTGGCGGTGCGGTGCTCTCCGTCTACGACTACGGCGCGGTGGGCGGGCAGCTCATCGCCCTGGGCAGCAGCCTCATGGTGGGAGGCGCCGCGCAGCTCCTCTTCAAACCGCCCCCGGCCACGGGGCCACTGGAGAAGCCTGACGCCCAGCCCAACTACGTCTTCAACGGGCCCGTGAATACGTTGGCCCAGGGCCACCCGGTGCCGCTCTGCTACGGGGAAATGGTGGTGGGGAGCTGCGTGGTGTCCGCCGGCATCTCCACTGAGTGGAGCGCGGGCGGCGGCTTCGGCGGAGGCGCGGGAGGGCAGCACGGCCCGGGAGGGCAGGGGCCCGTGGGCGGAGGGTGCCCGGCGCCGTGGGTACCCATTCTGCTTTCGGACGGCCGCGAGGTGCCCGCGGGTGACGTGCGCGTGGGCGCGTGGGTGCGCACCCAGGACGAGGTGACGCTGGAGTGGGGCGACTACCCCGTCTCCCACGCCTCCACGCTGGAGGCGGAGTGCTGGCGCCTGGTGCTGGAGGACGGCCGGGAGCTGGTGGGCACGTACAACCACCGCGTGCGCACTGAGGCCGCATGGGAGGAGCTGCGGCACCTGGATGCGGGCATGCGCCTCGTCGGCGAGCGCCCGGGCGTGGTGGCCTGCGCGGAGGCGGCCGGGCGGGGCCCGGTGGTGCGCATCACCGTGGCCGGCGCGCACACCTACCAGACGGTGGGCTTCCTCTCGCACAACACCAAGAACGAGGACCCGGAGCGGCCCCATGACGAAGCACCTTGAGCGGGGAGCGCTGCGAGGCGCGGGCGGAGGAAGCGGAGGGAAGGGCGGAGGCGACGCCCAGCGCTCGCCCGTGGAGTCCCCGGACACGCTGAAGTCCGCCGCGCACGCGCGCGTGCTGGACGTGCTGTGTGAGGGGGAAATCGAAGGACTCGTCGGCGGGCTGAAGGGCGTCTTCCTGGACGGCGTCCCGGTCCACACCATCAACGACACGCCCAACTTCCGCGACGTCACGGTGTACGACGTGCCGGGCACCCAGGGGCAGGAGTACATCCCCGGCTTCACCGCGGCCGAGGCGGAGTTCAGCGTCAACGCGGAGGTGAAGAAGAGCCTGCCGGCCGTCCGCACCATCTTCGATTCGGAGGTGGACGCGGTGCGCGTCACCTTGCAGGTACCGCAGCTGACGTACCAGCACCCGGAGACGGGGGACTTGCAGCCGTCCACCCTCAACATCGCCATCGACTTGCAGAGCAACGGCGGCGGCTGGGTGGAGCAGGACCTGCAGGGCGCTGGCGTCATCCGCGGGAAGTGCACCAGTCCCTACGAGAGGACGTACCGCGTGGAGCTCACCGGCAGCCCGCCGTGGGACATCCGCGTGCGGCGCCTCACTCCCGATTCGGAATACGTCGTCCTGCAGAACCGTACGTTCTGGAAGTCCTACGCCACGCTCATCGACGAGAAGCTGAGCTTCCCCAACACGGCCATTGTGGCCCTCGAGGTGTCGGCCCGGCAGTTCGGCAGCGTCCCCACGCGCAGCTACCGGATTCGCGGCCTCAAGGTGCGGGTGCCCAGCAACTACAACGCGGCCACGCGCGAGTACTCGGGCACGTGGGACGGCACCTTCCAGGTGGCGTGGACGGACAACCCTGCGTGGTGCCTGTACGACTTGCTGACGACGAAGCGGTACGGCCTGGGCCGCTACCTGGACGAGGCCCAGGTGGACAAGTGGGGCCTGTACACGGTGGCCCGCTACTGCGACGAGCTGGTGCCGGACGGCAAGGGCGGCATGGAGCCGCGCTTCACCTGCAACCTCTACCTCCAGACGCAGGCGGACGCGTACCAGGTGGTGGGCAACCTCGCCTCCGTCTTCCGAGGCCTCGTCTACTGGGCCAGCGGCGCGGTGTACGTCGCCCAGGACGCGCCCCGGGACGCCGAGTACCTCTTCACGCCCGCCAACGTGGTGGACGGCCTCTTCACCTACTCGGGCACCTCGCGGCGCGCGCGGCACACCGTCGCGCTCGTCACCTGGAACGACCCGGCCAACCAGTACAAGGCCGCGGTGGAGCACGTGCCGGACGAGGAGGGGATGCTCGACTACGGCTACAACCCCACGGACGTGGTGGCGCTGGGGTGCACCTCGCGCAGCCAGGCGCAGCGGGTGGGCCGGTGGCTGCTGCACACCGAGCGGCTGGAGACGGAGACCATTGTCTTCAGGACGGGCCTGGAGGGCGCGCTGCGCAACCCCGGGGCCGTTGTGAAGGTGGTGGACCCGACGCGCGCGGGCAGGCGCTGGGGCGGGCGGGTGGTGGAGGCCACCGCGTCGCGCGTGGAACTGGACGCGGACGTCACCCTCGAAGCCGGGCACACGTACACCCTCTCCGTGGTGTTGCCCGACGGCACGGTGGAAGAGCGGCCCGTGGCGGCCCTGCCGGCGGCGCCGTACCGCGCCCTCACGCTGGCGGCGCCATTCTCCGCCGCGCCCGTGCCCCAGGCCGTCTGGGTGCTGGCGGCCACGGACTTGGTGCCCACCCTCTGGCGCGTGCTGGCCGTCGCCGAGGTGGAGCCGCACGTCTACGAGGTGACGGCGCTGGCGCACCACCCAGGCAAGTACGCCGCGGTGGAGCAGGGCGTGAAGCTCCAGCCCCTGCCCACCTCCGTGCTGCCCTCGTCGTCTCCACCTGAGGGACTGGTGGTGGGCGAAGGCCTCTACAAGACGACCAACGGCGGCGTGAGGGTGCAGCTCAATGCGCGGTGGACGCAGCGGCCCGGCGCCGTCGCGTATGTGGTGCGCTGGCGCCTGTCCGAGGGCAACTGGAGCGCCGAGGAGCGCCTCCAGACGCACTTCTGGGAGCTGGCGGACGTGGCGCCGGGCCCGTACCGGGTGCAGGTGGCGGCCGAGCTGGGCGGCTTCACCACCGCCTTCGCCGAGGCGGCGTACACGGTGCTGGGCAAGGCGGCCCCGCCCTCGGACGTGGCCGGCTTCGTGTCCTCCCTCAACGGCGTCACCGCCACGCTGCGGTGGGCGGAAATCCCCGACCTGGACAGGGACATGTACGAGCTGCGGCACGGGGGCTCGAGCTGGGAGACGGCCTCCCTCATCGCCAAGGTGCGAGCCACCTCCTTCGAGTGGGCCCTGCCGGCGCTCGGCGTCAACCAGGTGGTGCGCATCAAGGCCATCGACACCTCGGGCAACTACTCCACCAACGCTCCCAGCCTCACCGTGGTGGTGGCGCCCACGGTGCCGTCCTCCATCACCATGACGGTGTCGTCCACGCCGCCAGTCTAGCGGGCCTCACCATGCGCTCACGCGAGCAGGAGATGCAGGGGGGCGTTGTCGAGGACGGGGAGCCGGGCTTCCCGCGCCCGCGCGTCATCAAACCGACGTACCTCGACATCCGCTGGACGCACGAGGAGACGCTTCCGCTGCACCTCCTGGAGGGCTTCCAGGTGGCCGTCTTCACGGGGGATGACCCGAACAACACGGACAACTACCTCGTGGCGCCCATTCGTTTGGGGCCCGCGGAGCGGCGCGTGGTGGTGACGCTGCGGGTGAAGGCCACCACCAGCGCGAAGTCGGCGGTACAGGCCCTCTACTCCAACGGCAACCAGGGAAGTTGGCGCGTCCTGGGCGGCGTCGTAGTGGCGGACCCGGACACCATCGGAATGGCAACCGAGACGCTCTCCAACGTGCCCGACGGCAGCGTCGACACCGCCCTCCTGAGCCCGGGGGCGGTGACGTCCAGCAAGGTGGCGCCGGCCGCCATCGCCACGCAGCACCTGCTCCTGCCGCCCTCGGACAACCTGGTGCCCAACGGGTACGGCGAGGCGGGTGCCGCCGCGCTGGGAATCTCTCCCGAGGGGGACTTCCTGGTGGAGGAGCCGGCCAACGCGCGCGAGGGCCGGTGGTGCCGCCGAGTGCCTCTCAACGCCGCCGGTTACCGCACCGTCGTCTGGACGAAGCGGATTTCGTGCGCGGCGGGCGACGAGTTCTTCGCGGAGGCGTGGTTGAAGTCCTCCGCGCCGCTGTCGGGCAACTTCGGAGGAGGACTCTACTTCTTCTGGTTGGACGCCTCCGGCAACTATGCGGGCGCCAACACCGTCACTCTGGTGTCCGGCCTCACCACCGCGTACCAGCCGTACAAGGTGAAGGGGGCGTGCCCGGCCGGGTGCACGGGACTCCTTCTCGTCTGGGAGCTCAACGCGGCCGCCGCGGACATCGGCAAGGCGGTGTACCTGGACGCCATCAGCTTGCGGAAGTCGGTGACGTTCGACTTGCTGAGCGCCAACACGTTGCAGACGTCCAACTACGCGGAGGACGGTAGCGGAGTGCCCGTAGCGGGCGCGAAGCTGGACAACGTGGGGGTGGCGTTGAAGGTGGCCAGCCAGAATCTCCAGGTGGGCCGCTACCCTCTGGAGGCGCTCTTCTACAAGGGGCTCGTCAGCCTCGACGGCCCCGGCCCCGGCAACCGCTGCTTCTACCGTGGCAACAACCAGGGCGCCGTGCGCGGGGGCGCGCCCAACATCGACCGCGTGCGCGTGGAGTGCGCGGACAACATCACCACCGCGTCCCTGTCCTGGGCGACGTGGCAGCTCTTCCTCCAGCCCCAGGCGCTGGACGACAACTTCGATGCCATGCGGTACGCGCGCGTGGAGTTGTGGGTGCGGCCGACGGCCGGAAGCGCCTTCCGCCACCAGGTGCTGCACGTCGCGCTGACGGACAGGGTGTACCGGGACGCCACCGAGTCCTCGGCGAACAACGAGGGCCGCGCGTCGTTCAACTACATGCTAGCGGGCTCGGTGTCCGGGCTCAGCACCACGACGACGTCCGTCTGGTATCTCCTGGTGTCCGTCGTCAACGCGTACGGGCCGAGCGCCTCGAAGTGGTTCATCCCCGTCGCCAGCCGCAACGCGGCATTCACCTCCCAGTACAACTCGCCGGTGGGCGGCGGTGCTCCAGACGGTGGCGGCGGTGGAGGCGGAGGAGACGACACGCGGCCGTGCCCGGCGCCATGGGAGCCCATCCTCATGGCGGACGGGACGGAGCTGCGCGCGGACGCGGTGCGGCCGGGCATGCAGGTGCTCACCCAGCACGACGAGACGTTGGTGTGGGACGTGCACTCGGTGATGGCGGCGCGGCCGGCACGGGCCGAGCGCCTGCGCCTGGTGCTGGAGGATGGGCGAGAGGTGGTGGCCTCTGAGGGGCACCGCTTCTACCTGGAGGAGCGGGGCTGGACACCGCTGTCCGCGCTGTGTCCGGGAGACGCCATCCAAGGGGTGCAGCCCGGCCGCGTGCAGCGGGTAGAGGAAGCAGGAGAGGGCGACGTCGTGCAGCTCACCGTCCACGGGGCACGCACGTACAACGTGCGGGGGCTCCTGTCCCACAACATCAAGGCCCGCGAGTAGCGCGCCCGGAGACGCCATGTCACTGACGTCCGAAGAGGTGTACCGGCGAAACGCTGTCGAGTCCCGCAAGCGCGACGTGTCGTGCACGCTGGCCCGTGTGCGCGGAGAGCTCGACGCCGCGGGCGCCTCCGCCCGGCACTTCGCCACCGTTGGCCAGGCGCTCCAGGTGCGCCGTGCGGAACTGGAGGGCGAGCTGCAGGCGCTGGCGGCCAGCGGCGTGGCCGGGCTGACCGACGACTGGGGCAAGTACAGCGCGCTCGAGCTGGCGGCCCAGGCGGAGCGCTACCCCGCGAAGGCCCTCGCCTACGACTGGCTGGTGGCGCACCCGACGGCCACCTTCCTGGAGACGGCGGGCGAGCTGGAGCGCCTCATGCTGGAGGCGCGAACTGCGGCGGGCCGGCCCTGGCTGCTGTGGCGCGCGGACGGGCTGCTGCGCGAGTGGCAGGCCAACGCCGTCGCGCGGGGGCACGTCGCCGGCAACACGTGGGAAGCGTTCCGGGACTACCTCCTCCTCATCGGCAAGGACGCTGCCCTCGGGGGCATGTTGTGAGAGGAGATGCCGGGTTGGAGCGCTGAGTCCCGGACAGCCCTACCTGAGGGGGCTTGTCTGGATTTGACGTTCTTTCAGGGTGTTTAATTTTCGCTCGGCTGGGAGTCTGCTGGTGCAATGCCTGTCGGTACGTGGGAGCGGACGCTTTCGGTCAAAACGTCGAAGGGGTGGCCCGAGCCGGCGAAGTGGCAGCCGTGCCGGTTCTGCGGGAAGCCAGCGCATGCAACGGCAGAAGCCCCTGGTTGGAGTGTGGGAGACCCCGAGAAGCTGGGCAGCAACATCCTCAGGGGCGCCGAGCCTGCGTCGCATCCCTGGTACACGGGCCGCCGCTCCATCGCGGCTCACCACCTCATCTGCTCTGAGGCCATGGCAGACGATGAGGACTGGACTCGGTACTGCTGGCTGTTCGGGTACGACATCAACAAAGCGGAAAATGGCGTCTTCCTTCCGATGAACATGGCGGTCGCGTGCGAGTTGCACGTGCCCGTCCATCGTGGTCCGCACTCCAACGGCTGGGCCTTCGACCTGAACATGGCCTACCCCTCTGCGGTGGTGGCCAAGCTGGAGAAGCTCGCTGAGTCCGTGGAGGCGGGCGCATACTGCGGGAAGCCCACTCGTCTGGTTGAAAAGCTGGACCGCACGAGCAAGGACATCCTCGACAAGTTGTCGAGCGGCTCATGGACGATCACTTCGGATGGCCTCGACTACCTACCCGGCGGGAAAGGATGCGGAGGCGTTCGGAGCATCTCGGACAAGCCAATTCGGGCATGCCCCAGCGGAAGGCGCCACGGAGTACGTCATGGGACGACGAAGAAGCCCCTCGTCCGCCGCCCACTTCAGGTGGGGACGTAGGCCATGCAGCGGGACTACTTCGTTCTCCTGCGGGCTCGCTCCCAGCAGCATCCGATATTGGCGTGGGACCAGTCCGCCTCGGCATTCCGCAAGGGACGACCGGTGGACGCATCGGTTCCCGTGAAGCTGCGCCTGGGGGAGCCGGTGCCGTCGTCGCCGGCAATGGTGGACCACCACAGCCTGCCTGCCCCGGTGGTGTCGCCACGGCTGAAGGAAGTGCTTGATGCGGCGGATCTGCGGGGCGTCCAGTTCGTTCCTGCAGATGTCCAGGTCGCTGACTCTGTGTTGCGCTACTGGCTGGTCCACATGTGGAGGCGCCTCGCCTGTGCGGACCGGCAGCGCTCTCGGCTCACCGTCGACCCGGATGACGGGGATGTGGTGGGCATCGACAGCCTCGTGCTCGACGAGGCGGTACTTCGAGAGGTGCCCCTCGAAGAGCGCCTTGCCTTCAGGCTGGAGGAGTCGGTGGTGCATCTCTTCCACCGCTCCGTGGTGGACCGGGTGCAGTCGATGACCCCGCAGCCGGAGGGGCTCCGGTTCATCCCGGTGGAAGAGTGGAGCGACTCCTCAGCGTTCCGCTGACGGACCTCGGTGGCCGGAGTCTGCCCTAATACTTCGCAGCGTGTTCGACGACGAGAGACCCCTTCGTCATCTTGACCTGGAGGTACTGGTCCTTGCGGTGCTCGAACGCGCCCTTCAGTCCTTGGTGGACCTGCTGCGCAACCTCGCGCGGGTCATAGTCGCCTTCGGGCTTCCCCTTGATGGTGAGAACGTGGTTGGCGTATTCGACGGCACCCTCCGGGAACTTCTTCTTGATGAAATCGCGCGTGAGCGCCTCGTCCTTCTGGAAGTCATCCTGGGTACGCACCCCATACTTCAGCGCCAGGTCGTCATCCGGAACGATGGGGCGGGCGAACCTGCTCTTGGTGTCGACCTCGAAGAAGAACCCACGCTCGCCATTGGTGGGGTGGGCCCATGTGAAGCTGACGACGTACAGGTCGCTCGCGACCTCTTTGGCAGTCCATCCCTTCGCCATAATCTCACCCCTCAGCTCGCCGAGCCGTGCTTGCACCATGCTGTCGAGTCGGGCCGCATCGGAGACGTTCATGTAGCGCGCGACGATGGTGGCGAAGTCCTCGACGCCGCTTTGGAGGCTCTGCTTTGCCAGCGCAATTGCGAGGTCCTCGCCCGTCGGCTGGGTGGGCCGAAGCGCCCGGTACCCGATAGCCAGGGCGGATAGCGCGACGAGGGCGACGACCACGGAATTGATGAACGTCTTGGCGGCGGACACACCGACTGACTTGATGCCTTCAGACATAGAATCCCCCCTGCGGTTGCGACGGCGACGACAGGCCGCCACCGTACCCAGAGGGTGGCAGAGTGTTGCATCCCTCGATGGGGCGGAACGTTCGGTTCTGGGCGCTCGGCTGGACGAGGCCCATCACGCATCTGCGGCGGGCGCGCTGGCGCCACCAGCCCTGAGTGCGTGGAGTCGCTCTACGCGGTCCAGCGCGCTCAGCACGCCGAGTGTGGCGACTGCGTCGTGCTCCGCCGCGCGGTAGCGCTCGCGCGCCCAGGCCACCATCGCCTCGGCCTCGGGACTGCCGTCCATGCTGGAGACGGCATCCTGGTACCGCGCCTCCGCTTCCTCCATGCGCTGTGCGAGCGCCTCCGCCTGCTTCGTATCCATGCAGGGGAGGGAGAGCACAGGGTGTGCCGTGCCCCGGACGGTGTCCGCATGGGCACGGACCATGCCGTCGCATGTCCCCCACGCCCCACCGCTCCCCCCTCCGCGAGGACGTCGTCAGGCTCGACGAGAAGCTGGAGGCCGTCGCCCTCCGCACCACGGAGAAGCTGGAGTCCGTTGGCCTCCGCTCCGACGAGGCGAAGCGAGCTGCTGAGCGGTACGCCGTCGACACGCACCGCCTCATCGAGGGCGTACGCGACGAGCTGCGTGCGCTCGCCGAGCGGGTGGCGACTGCCGAGCAGGTCCGACGCCTCGAGGAGCATGTGCGCCGGGTGGACGAGCGCGTGGACAGCGTCGATAGGCGCGTCACCGAGCAGAAGTCCGTCGTCGAGACTGTGCCCAAGCTCGTCGAGCGCATGGACGAGTTGGAGGAGCGGCTCGGCGCCCAGGACTCGCTGGTGAAGTCCATCCCCGACCTGTCCGTGCGCATGACAGGTGGCGAGCACCGCGCCTCGCGCATAGCGGGCGCCCTCTGGGTGGTGGGCGCTCTCGTCGCGGTGCTGGGGCTGGCGGGGCTGCGCGAGTTGGGGCGCTGGTTCGTCCAGGTCGCTCCGCCTGTCGTCCATGTCGAGGAGCCCGCCATCCCGCCCCGGCGCCGTCAGTGAGTTTCCCCGGTCCACTTTCGGAGTCCCCATGTCCGCCCAGCGCAACGCCTTCCTCGTCGCCGTCCTCTCGCAGATGCATGCGCCCTACCGGTGGAACGGCAAGGGCGAGCGCGACAGTGCCACCGGCCAGCGCGTCTTCGACTGCTCGGGGCTTGTCACCTGGGCCTTCCAGGAGGTGGGTGGGCCGGACTGGCGCGCACACGCCAACACGGACGTCCTGTGGACGCGGTGCGCCCCCGTGCCGAAGGCGGAGCTGCTCCCTGGAGACCTGGTGCTGTACCACCGCAAGGGCGACCCCACCGACGCGGAGCACGTCATGGTGCACGTGGGCGGAGGCGTGGTGGTGGGCGCCTCCGGAGGCGGGAGCACGACGCTCACCCTGGCCGACGCCGCCAAGGCCAGGGCGTACGTGAAGACGTTCTCCAGTCTCGACTACCGCGCTCGTCGCATGGGTATCCGACGCCTGCCGTTCTGGCCGTGAGCGCCATGACCTGTCGCGCGGCGCTCGCTTTCACCCCCGCAGTCCTCTCGCAGTCGCAAGGAGTCCCCCACATGAAGAAGCTGTTCACCTTCGCCACTCTCGCGGCGGCCGTCCTCACCGCGCCCGTGGCTCTCGCCGACGCCGGAAGCACGGCCGGCAGTGTCGCTGGCGGCATCCTCGTCGGCATTCTCACCAACCCCGACGTGCTGGTGCTGGTTGCCGGCTTCGCCGTCGCTGGCGTCATCGCGCTGGCGCGCACCATCTGGAAGGACAAGGCCGAGGAGCGCCTGCGTACCTTCGGCAACGCCGTCAATATCGCCTACTACACCATCAACGACCTGGCGCTCCGTACGGAGAACAAGGTGGACGACAAGGTGGCCGAGGCCCTGCGCGTCTTCCGCGAGCACCTCGCGACGAAAGGCTACGTGCCCACCAGCTCCGAGGAGGCCCAGGCGAAGGCGGCCTGGACGGCCATGCACGGCGCAGAGCTGACCGCCGAGAAGATTGCGTCGCAGGGGGCTGGAGCCCTTGCGAACCAGGCCATCAATGCCGCGCTCAGCATGGGCGCCATCGGCAGCAAGGCCGCGCTGGAGCAGGTGGTGGCGGCGGTCCCTCAGACGCCCCGCGGCTCGTAGTTGCCGCGGGGCTCGACCGCGTCCTCGCCGAGGTCCCGGTGGGGGCGGGCTACTTGGAGGCCCATGCGGGCGTCTCCTCTCTCACGGGCGCGTTCGCACGCGTGGAGGCAGGGGCCCGGGTCAGGGACAACTTGGTCCTGTTTGGGTTTGCCGAGGCGAACGTGCGCGAGCGGGTGGCCGGTATTGGTGCTCGGCTCACGTTTGGATGGTAGCTCGGATGGCCTGCTGTAAGTCATAAGCAGGCCATCTGTATGACGGAGTCGTTGGCTGCTTGGTTCACCCTTGCTGTATTCTATGGGATGGATTGGGCTCCCTTGAGGAGTGCTGCGGCTAGGTCAAAATTTCCTCCGAGCGAGAAATTGCCCGCCCACACAGTTCGCGGGTCTGGCGTTGTTGTCTCACTCTCCTTACGGGTGACTTCTCCAACCGTCACGCCAAGGAGCAGGGAGACATACGCATTGGGAGTGAAGGTAATTCCGAATGCGAGATGTGAATTGAAGTCACGTTTCTCGATTCCGATGCCCCGAACTTTGGCTCGAACTTCGTTTCCGAGGGGCATGCCAATGAATCCTCCAAATCTCGTCCACCAGCACTTCCCTCGAAGATTGGAGTTCCACTCGGTGTTTGCTAGAGAATTGATAATGCTGGCCTTCTTGACATCGCGGGCATCAGGGTCTTGTGGTGGCGTGGTTTGCCAGATCCGTGTTTCTGCAACAAGGATTGCCGTGGGATCTGGCGATTTTGTTTTGAGGTATATTTGGGCGGCATCTTGAAATGCTTCTTGTGAGGCTAGGTAGTCGGTGCGCGCATTGTTGAAGTCTTGCAAGGCGCTGAGGAGGGTCGGGTCGTTAGGTTTCTTGCTTTTTGATAGTGCCTGTAGGGTGAGGAGTTTTTTGGATAGAGTATTGTCGGACTTCTTGAGTTCGTCTGAAGCTGATTTGAAGGCGATCTCGGCACCTTCATATTCTTCCCAGGCTACCCTGACGTTAACGTCGTCCCAGGCGAGAATCTGTGAATCTGGTAGGCCAGCGTTGATTGAGTTGACGAAGGCTTCGAACTTGGTCAGGGCTTTCCGTCGAGCTACCTCCATCGCCGCTGACGTGGCTTCACTCTCGCCCCCTCCACCCCATGCGGTTGCGCAGTATTCGCGCCTTGCATCAGAGCCTCCCCAGTAGCCTGGCAAAATAAGTACATAGGGCATTCCGACAAACGCGGCTTGTTGGAGGCTTGTACCTTTCCTGGCGAAGAGTGGGAACTGAAGTCCAGCGCTAACGCCAATGGTAATGCCGCTCTTGAGGAGCTTGGCGTTTTCGGTTACTGCTTTGGCGCCTATTGCATCCTCGGCTTTTTGAGTTGCGATTTCTTCTTTTAGTTTAGAGACTGCGGCTTCAAGCTTGGCAGACGCAAGCTCTGCTCTTTCCTCGTCCTTGACGGCATCCAGACCTATCGCTGGGGCAGCCTGTTGTCGCTCGACGGGGGCGACTGGTGGTGCTGGAGGATTGGGTACACGTGTACGTGCCGCTGGCGGTGCGGTACGAGGGCTGCTAGGTGCCTCCTGCGATGGCTGAATAGTCTCCTGCGCCGATGGTACGAGAGGAGTGGTAGGGCTAGCCGCAGCGGCATTGGTTCCTCCGTCGCCTTGACTAGCCTCCTGTGAGTAAGTGGTCCTGCTAACCAGGATAGTTAGGGTACCCAGAGTTGCCAGGAGGAATCTGACTCGTTGTTGTGTAAGGCAATGCATGCGGCCCCCCATCCTTGGTGAGTGCATGATTGCATGAGCTGTTTAAAAAACAATATGTCATATGTGACCCGCTTGAGTGAGGCGGGGCATGGTTGACTACATCAGCAGTGCGGTGCTCTTCGCTGAGAGGCGCCTGCTGGGTTGATGGGAGAAGTGGTGAGTTGGAGACGCGCTGAGAGTCTACGTCGAGTCCATCGGGTGATTCTCGCAGCAAAGACTTGGACTTAGACCAGGCCAATTGGCGGACGGATCAGGTGTGGCACCGCCCTTACGGTCTGTGCACAACTCGTCCGTCCTGCCGAACACAGAAGTGCTCCCCACCTCGTCCCTCTGCCGACACCGCGATGGAGTAGGTGCGGCCTGCTTCCAACGGCAGGGCGGGCTGTGCCTCCTCGAAGCCGTCGGGCACCACCCCGTACACGAGGCGCGCGGGGCCGGTGCCTCCCAACGAGCCGCGAGCGCGGATGGCCCACATCGCAGTCCCGTCCATGCGGCTGATGCGGACGAGGTCGTACCTTGGAAGGCCCTCGGCCCGGGATGGCTCGCGAATGATGAACGCTGGGGAGGGCAGGGACTCCCCGGAGGATGCGAGCTGCACGTGGAGGGGCGGCTCGCAGGCGCCGGTGAGGGCCGCCACGAGCAGCACGGCGAGGAAGGGAAGTCGTAGGCGTAGAGCCATGGCTACGGTGCCCCCCGGCCCGCGCGAACCTCGCGGAGTGCCGCGTCGAGGTGAGCGGTGTAGTCCTCACCCTCCAGGATGAAGGGGAGGGACGCGTCTGCAATGTGTCCCGACTTGAAGCCCAGCTCGAGCAACTCCGCCTGCTGCTCCGGGTTCATCTCCTCCCAGGACTTCCCCTCCCTCAGCGCCTTGAGGACGTTGTACCCGTCGCCAAAGAACTGCGCGAAGAGCGCCTCGCTCATGTAGTCGGTGCCGCCATTCTGGTGCTGCCAGACGTGCGCCACCTCGTGGACGAGCAGGTCGAGCTGCAAGGGGAGGTGGCCGGAGGGGATGTAGATGGTGTCGCCGTGTGTGAACGGCCGCTTCGACAGGGTGAGGAGCCCCGCGTCGCCCTCCTTGATGCTGATGCGCGAGTAGTCGATGGAGTCCCCGTACACCGTGCGGAGCGCCGCGACTTCGTCGTCGGTGAGGCTTCTGCGCACGGGCTCGATGCCCAGGAGCGTCTGGACCGCGCTGACGGCCCGGCCGCCCATGATGAGGGTGGCGTCCAGCGGCGTCTGCACGGCCTTGACGAGCCCGGCCCCGAACTGGGTGAAGCCCTCGCGGAACCGGCCGGTGAAGATGTTCCCCAGGCCGCCGAGGACAGTCCTCACCGACTCCACGGTGTTGCGCAGCGTGCCGACCGTGGCCTCCACGGCGCCCGTCACGAGGCCGCCCACGCCGTCGGCAACGCGCCGGACAACCCCGCCGATGGCCGACCCGATGCGGCTGAAGAAGCCCTTCTGAGCCGCCTTGGGAGTGGCCTGCTCCTCAGTCGCCGAGGGCGGCTTGAGCGCTGCTTCGGGAGCTGCCTCCGGCGGCGCGAGGCTGGTGCGCGCGAGCGCCGTGCTGTTCTCCGTGGACGACCTGGTGGCCGTCGGCGAGCGCGTCGGGAAGGGTTCGATGCTGTTGCCGGTGCTGGTGGTGCTGCGTGGCGGCGGGGCCTTGCGCGACGGGCCGCCGTCTGGCTCTGGGGCAGCGCCCAGCAGCGAAAGGACTCGTGACTGGATGGATTGCATGGATGCTCCGGGTGGAAGGCTCGCTCCGACTGCAAGGGGCGTTCTCCATGCCGACGGAGTCGGGCCGCGCAGGACGGACGGGGAGGGCACGGCTGCGCAGCGGTCCCAGCGGGGAGACGTCAGAATCCGCAGGTGTGGACGTTGCCCGAGGGGTAGTACTGGCAGGCGTTGGGGTTGCTGCACAGCGTCCGGCACTGCCCGCCAGCGGGCATGGAGCAGGTGCCGCAGAAGCAGGACGTCACGTGTCCCGCAGACGTCACGAAGGTGGAGCACAGCGCCGTTGACGAGCCCGTGCTCGCCGCGCAGTTCTCGGCCATGAGGATGCCCAGGCTTGTCGCACAGGTGAAGTGCGTCCCGGGCCTGGCGGTGCTGGTGCCGTCCGCCGCCGCGCAGACGCCGTTGGCGTCGATGCTGCCGCACCTGCAGGCCCCGGTGCCCTGGGCGTCCACCGTCTTGCACTGCCCGGCGCCGCACGGCAGCGCGACGACACCGGCCTGGGCATCGCACCGCACCCAGGTGTCGCCCGCGCAGTGCCCATACTCGCTGACGCCCTGGCATGGGCCACCGATGCGGATGCAGGCTTCCCCGGCCGCGTCGGGCACGTAGCCCGGGTTGCACCCGCAGGCGTCCGCCGCAGCGGAGCAGGTGGAGTTGGACGGGCAGGTGCCGCACGTACCGCCACAGCCATCCGGCCCACACACCTTGCCCTGGCACTGGGGCACGCAGACGCAGGCCCCGCCAGCCGTGCAGGTGGTGCCGGAGCGGCAGGTGCCACAGCTCCCTCCGCACCCGTCTGGGCCGCACTGCCGCCCGTCGCAGCGGGGGACGCACACGCAGCGCCCGTCGGAGCACGCCTGGTCGGCGCCGCACGTGCCGCAGGTGCCACCACATCCGTCGGTGCCGCACTGCTTGCCGGAACAGCTCGGCGTGCACGGGCGTGGCGGAGGACCTCCATCGAGCGGCGGGCTGCCTCCTCCGCCATCCCGAGGAGGAGTGCCAGCATCCTCGCTGGAGGAGGTGCCACCGTCCGGCAGGGGTGTCCCGCCGTCTCGCGGCACGGACGGGCGGGGGCGCTCGTCGGGTTCGTCCTGAGTGGGGCCACAGGCCCCAAGGGCGAACACGAGAGCGAAGGCGAAGGGGAGACTCCGGCGGG